ATGAATAACATTTTTCAAAATAAATCTAATGATATTAACGCGGTTCATGAATGGATTCAATTAAAAATGAACTCTCAATTCAATGAAGAAATAAACCTATCAAATTCTTATATTATTGATGTTGATGGATCTGGACTAGTGTTACCAACACATGAGCAATCTTCTTTAAATGATGCACAAAAATCATATTTAGATATTCTTTGTATAATGATAAATAGGCCAAATATAACTTTAGAGCAAATAAAAGAAGAAATTAATTCTTCAAATTAACATATAATCCCCACCTAACAGTGGGGAATTTTTAATCTTTTTTAGAGGGAAAATAATGACGGTATGCCATATATAATGTACCTCCAAGCATTGCTTCAAATGCTCCATATATTTTTAAGGCGTCATCAGAGTCTGTGTTAAGCATCTTAAAAAGTACAATAAAGAATGCTATAATTCCTACAACAATTAAAATAAATTTCATAAGCATATTAAATCCAGCTTCATATACTTTCATTTTTTTATCAGTTAAAGGCCTTCTATTAGGTCTATTACTCATGAGCCAATATTATTTAATTGATAAAAAGTTATTTTGTTGACATTTATTTCATTAAATAAATAATCTTCTTTTTCTAATAATTCACATGTGTCACATTTTATTTTTTTAGGAATTTCAGAGTTTGAATTATAAGAATTGATTATGCGTCCACAATTTGGACATTCAACTCCTACTTTCTTTTTAAAAAGCTTATCTCGAACCGCCATTTCACATAGTACTCTAGCTAAAGGAGTTGTTAAATTAAAGAAACTCCTTATATTCTCAACGTATATTCTATCGGGATCAGTTGATTCAATTAATTCAACTTTTTTATCTACAAATCTTCCGATAGGCGTTTTGTCAATTATTTGAAAGAATTTTTTTAACCACATTTTGATTTTGATTTAAAGATTTAGGGTATAATGGTATACTAATCTGTCCAATTCCTGGATCTGCTGTGAAATGCTCTGGCATATTACCGTCATCTGGTAAATATTTGAATATAGTCTTCTTTAATGGAGCTGTTACAATCCCTTCATACACTTCTAAATATTGACTTTTTAGTGTGTAATTTTCATCCATCGTCTCAGTTGTTGTTGACTTTGATTTCTTCCATTGTGCATATTTACAATCAATAATATCATCGTCCCACATTTTTTTAAGTCCCTTGTTCAAATCACACAATCTAGGTCTTTTAGCAGCCCAGAAATCAGTAATTGCTTTCATCACTTCAAACTCATCATTAGTCTTTTCAACATTATAAACTTTTCGTCCTTCATCTACATAGTTTTTTATATTCTTCTCAACAATTGTAACAAAAAAAATCAAATGTTTATCTGTTATTTCTAATTTAATAGGCTGATGAAAATTAATCACAACTTGTTCAAAAGGACTGCCTAACACAGTATTATAGTTGATGAGTGGACTAATAATTAATTGTTTAGATCCGTTAACATCTCTATTGTTTACAATTTGAAAAGGAAATCCCTCCAATAATATATTTCCGTCTCTGTTATCTATATCAAAAATATAAATATGCTGTTTGGTTCTGTCTAAATTAGAATATGCAAAATCGTAAATTACACTTGCAATGTTTCCGCTTAAAACATCCGAATATAATGCTTCACCAGATTTATTTATCTGAAAATGTTCCTTTACTAACTTAACTGGGAATAACTTCAATAACCTATACAAGACTTGTGCCTCTGAATTCATATTTACATTTAATTTTCATAGTTTAATCTGTAAATATAAATATTTATTTATACCATTAGTAATTATATTTACAAATGTATTTAACCACTACGACAGAACTAGTCGTATTTAGAATACAAATTAAAATAAAAATTATTAATTGCTATTACGGCTTTCCGTAATCTTATTTCGCAAAGAACATATCAGCTTCCGCTTTTCTTCTGCGGATCAGCCCGTTCAAAACTTTTCCTCCAGCGGTAATGTATTTAGTGGTGAACCAGGTTCTGATTTCAGAGTCTGCTGCTCTTTTATTGATGAGAGAAAATAGAGTATCAGATCCTCCGGTATTGTAAGTGTGCGATACGAGGGCATCAAATTGATTTTGAGTAAGAATCACTTTAATTTTCCTGTTCACGATCTTTTCATAAGTTGGCAGGACTGCAGCAAACAATTCAACTCCTTTTTCTTTACTGATTGTCGGATCTTTCATCGTTACTTTCTTTCCTCCCGGATAGTAAGTGTTACCGTAACCAATAGTCGGAATTCCTGCAGAATCCAGATATGGCTTTGAACTGAAACCCTCAAATGATGTAATCAAATTTATTCCCTTTTGTGATGTTTTCATTGCTGTAAATTTTATCTATTTTTTAACCATATGAGTCCAGCAGTTCCTAAAACCGCAACTGAAACTCCTCCAATCTTGACTCCATTCCAGAATCTTTTTCGCTGTTTAATCTCAAATTCTTTTCTTGAAACTTCCAGTTGATTCTTCAAATATGAAATGTCAATATTTAACTGATTTTCTCGTTCTTCAGCTGCAATTTTATCTTGTTTGGAGATTTCAATTACAGTCCCCATTGCTTCATCTTTTGCCGTTAACAAACTCTTACTAACGGAAAGAGCTTTATCTTGTTCATTGATAAGCTGGTTCGCACTGGAAAGTGCGGTTTCAGTTTTCTGAAGCCTTGTCTTTAGATATTCGTTTTGCTTAAGCCCTTTATATACCTCAGGGATTTGTCCCTCCGGTATACTCCTTGTATTTGTATTTTGAGATAAAATCAAATTGCTCACTAATAGAAGCAGAATTAATGTGATCGCTTTCATTTTGTATATTTTTAAGGTCTAAAAAATTTTTATCATACATCGTTTTCATATTAAGAATACTATTATTCATATTCTTAAAGTTGTCGTTCAGAATGCCAATACCAATGTTTTGCTGTTCTAAAACACTTCTAAAAGAATCGCTTTTATTATTTGCTGCTTTTTCCCTTAGTTCTGATTGGTATTTTGCATCATTTTGAGCTTCCTGGATCTTCCTTAATTCAGTAAGTTCTTTTTCATTACTTTCTTTGAATATATTACCTACTACAGAGGCAAAAACCGAGATAAGCAATACAACCAAAAAGGCATATAATAAGTCTTTATTGATTTTCATTTTCGGAGTTTTTATCGTTAGATTCATCTTTATCGTCTATTTTAATTCCGGCCCGCTTAGCTGCAGTGTCGAATATTTTTAAATATCTCTTGTCCATCCAATCTGTTAAGTATTGACCTGCAAACGCCACCATAGGAAGTGAAGGATTTCGCCACTCGCTCCAATTGAAAGCCTTTAAAAGCTCTGAGGCAACGTAAGTCAGACATAGATTGATCAGTAGAACCGCCATCACGTATGCTACACTTATCTTTTGCTTGTTCTTTATGTAAACAAAAGAAATGTAAGCCCCCGATCCTATCAGTACCGACATGATTAATGCGATTATCTCGCTGATATTGTAGTTTAGATTTTCCATTCATTTTTTAAAGATTATTTATTTACCCTATGAAAAGTCCATTTTGAAAAACACAAATAGTCCCTCCAATTGTTTTTTGTCCAGAAAAACCTTCTGCCAACTGACCTCCTAATGCTGTCACATAAACTTTGAACCCTTTAAACCCGGACCCGCCTATATTATTTAGGAAAACATAACCATCATTAATGGTTAAAGCATTATTATTGCCCTGTGGGCCTGTTGCGCTTAATTCAAGGGCCGTATTACCAACATTATTCCCGGATGCCGAAATTGACGCTCCTGTGTTTATGACATTCCCAGCATCTTTAGAAGAATTTATTATGAAATTCCCTATATATTGGCTGTTCGGATGAACGTCATTAGAAATCATCAATCCATCTGTAAGGTCGCCATTGGTATTTACCGTTCCGAAAAGAATTTTACCGGTAGTACTGGTTAATGTTGATGTAGTGATTTGCCAACCATTAACCCCTCCTATTGTGCCTGTTTCTGCTTCGATTACTCCTTTAATATTTGCATTTTGAGCTATCAACTTACCGTTCTGCAACACTTTGAACACAGCATCATTCTTATGCGCATAATCTGCTCCGGCTCCAAAGCGGATACTATCTGAACCGGCATCTGTTACAGAAGAAATAAAGGCGTTTCTTTCTGTGTTATTTCCGACTTCGATAACTTGAGACATCAGTAAGCCATTATCAATGGATGTAAACCCGTCAGAACCGTCCGTGAATTTGATCTTTCCCTTAATCTCCTGTGTATCCAGGTTGATTGTCATCTGACCGTCAAGTGATGAAATAATACCGGTTCTGATCAACCCGCCATTGATTGTAGTTGTTCCAACAGTGATTGATAGAACTCGCACATTATCAACTACAGAGTGAAGAATCCCGATTAAGAAATAGTAATCATTCGCATCTGAATCGAATTTGATTTGTTCCTGACTAAATACTATTGCACCAGTTTGACTGGTTTTAGAACATTTTCCATAAACATATCTAAATTGATCATCTGGAATAGTTTCCACATTCTCCGGAATATTCCATTCCTTGTCCATTGTTTGACTGTAGATAATCCCCGGATTTACTTTGACCTTATTCTTATCATTCTCAAACATAACATAGAAGACAACACTGCAGCTGATTTGCTGGGAGCGGGCACCGACTGAAATCATGTTTGTTTCAATCGAATTAGGTCGGATATTCTCAGGATCAAAATAATCATCGGTGTCAAAAACAAGATTTTTTAGCTCTTCAGTCGTTTTTAATCCTAGCTTCGAATAATTAATCTGTCCCAAATTGGTGATAGACATAACATTTTTAATTTGCTTAATGTCCAATATCACCTGTGATGCGTAGTTGATCTCATAAGAGTCAGCAATTACGATTTTTGTACGGTATGGGTTATAATCTCCATTTTGAATGAAATCAATTGTTGTCTGATTTACTCTGAGTACTTTATCAATACCCAAAACCGGATCATAAATCTGGATGTAGTCGCCAATATCAAACTTCCCTACTCCTATTTTTTCCATGTAAGCCGGATCTACATTCAGGTCGTAGGAAACTTTAGCCTTTAGGTTAAGGGTAAATTGCTCGCTTCCTTTTATGAATAGTTCGTTTTCTGCATTATCGACATAGCTTTTAGGCATCACAATATCCAGTATCACATATTCATCACCAACAGAAAATTGAAAGGCGGTTGAATTTTCATCCGGGAAGCTTTGACCTTGATCATTTTTGAAAGGAATAATCTCAAAACTTTTCGTGGTATGATTGTACCCCCCTTTTTTAATCTCAAATTCGTAACCCGCCAAGTTACCTGTATTGAAATGTACCTTTGCAGATGTTCCAGCGACTAAATATTTTGTAGTTACCCCATCAGCTTCTTTCTCATTCAAATCAAAGTCCATTGTAGAATCTGAAAACTTGAATTTCGTGTCGCCTAAAGAGGTTATCTTTCCGGTTCGGTGCGGGTAAATATCATCAAATGTGATAGATCCCTCTTTCAATCCAAAACCAGCAATAGAGCCTTGATCTTGCAAGTAGTCAGCACCTGGCAACTTTAACCGCTTACTGAAATTACGGTACTCATTTGGAATATTATTTGTGCCACCAAAAACATAAAGACGGTTTACAATGTCATTATCGTCAACGTTATTTCGAGAAAGAGAATAAAGCCCCTTCCCTTTTCCGTATTCAAACTTCAGAGGAACTTTCTTTCCATAATCACCGGTATGAATTACGTACTTTCCGTTTTCATACTTAATCCAAAAGTCCGTTTTAAACTCGTTGCAGATCTTCTGCATAGCCGACAGACAAGTGTCATCCCCAAAAGTGATTGTCTTGGTTTCTCCGTTGGTAAAATTCCCCAGCTCCCAATTCGCAGAAAACCGCTTCATATTGTTTTTTAGTGCCAATAAGAAAACCTCAATGGTTCCAATCAAAGGAAATTCCAGATCCGGGCCGAATCCAGTTGCATCTGCATTGAAATACTTGCAACGTTGCATATCGAACATAAGTCCCTGAGCGGTAATATTGTATTCGTACGAAGTATTACTGTTCTTTACTAATGTAGGAAGCATATTAACACGATACACAGAATCGAAAATGACGAAATAGTCATTAATCAGAATATCCAGCTTTTCCCGGGAATTCAATTTGATCGAAACCGAATCATCCGAAAGCATAACCCGGTTAAGTGTTGCTGATTCCACAGAACGTTTCCCCCGCTCAATTAAATTGAACAAGGGTGACCCGTTTCTGTATAGTGTTATATTATTCAATTAAATTACTTTATTAATTGCGTTCATTACTATATTCGCTATTCTTCTATAGCCCTCTGAAAACTGATGTACACCTTCATATGTCAATTGTTGAATATTGAGAATGTTTTGATTGCATTCATTAAATAAGTCTGCAATTGGAAAGCTGTACTTTCTGGCTACTATCCTAATCGCTTCTGCATAATCATTTAAATCACAATTAACAGCGTTTTTGGTGAATGAATTTCGCGGATTTGTAGTCGTAAATGGGAATGTGTTCACCTGTGTAGGCGTACACATTATAATTACAGCTTTATTATTAAGAGAATACACTTTGTTTACATACTTTCTTAATTCAGCGTAAAAAGTCCCGTTATTAGTGTCATTATCGAAGTCTGTTAAAACACCCAATGGAGTCGCCAGCCTGTGATCATTAATTCCAATTAAAAGTGAAAAAATATCATGCGACACCCAATTTGTTGAACTTGCATTTAAATTCGCTAATGTAAACCCTCCTGTCGCATATGTAGTAGATGTTTTGAACTTCACTGATTCCTGAATTACAAGTTGAAAGCCCTTACCATAATTTTGATCCAGTCCATATCTTGTAATAGAATCACCACACCAGGCTATTGATGTAGCCTCCAAATCAAGGTTATTAGCTGAAAGCATTTTTTTTCTATACGATAAAGTTAAAATAGCGCTACTATCGTTATAGAATAAATATTTGTTAGAATAATCCGGTCTGGTATCTGTGTTTATGTAGAGCGTGCCATTGACAGTTGGCGTGTAGCTTCCCTCATAAGGCTCAGCGATACTGGTGCTCGATGCTCCTGCTAAAACCACGGTAGCTACCGAACTGGCGTTTACGAAAACAACATTTGGTACAGTTCCACTTGCTCCAACATTATATCCTTTATAATAAGCTGTAACTCCAGCCAATAACTGTATCTCAATAGTTTGTCGAGTTCCTGTTGACGTTGTTATAGTCCCATTTGGTTTAATGTACTGTCCGCTTTTTTGAATACCATCTACTCGAGGTGGTATCTCAAAAGTTTGGTCAAAAGTATTGTTTCTAATGATCCTATCAGTTACTGTACTTATTGTTTTATTACCTACAGAGTTTTCACTAACCTTACTAAGCAAGTTGTCTGCTTTATCCACCTTAATCCAAATATCGGAAGTGTAAGAAGGAATGTCGGTTGAAATTGCCGTTTTCCCTGTTTTGACCTGCCATATTGCTCCCTGATAAACAGACTGTGTTCCAGCCACAGCAGGAAATTGTAAAACCTCAAAGGCTGATATATTTTGCGCTGCCTTAGCCATTTCCTCTTCTGATTTCGTCCATACTGTCCCCTTTTTATAGAACATTGTTGAAAAGCCTTTTATAGCCTTCAAGTTACCTGCATTCGGATAATTTGTACCAGGATCTGCAGAAGAAACGGAAGGTTTATAACTGCCGTCTTCTGTAGGTGCTGGATCAGTTGGGGAAATCACTCCCTTAAAATCTGATTCAACTTGCTCTTTTATTTCAGCAAGCTTTTTATCTTGCTCCTCCTTACCTTTCTCCCACTGTTCTTTGGAGACAGCATTACCTACTAATTGGTCTTTATCGATAGTCGCTATGTTAGCCGGTGGTATTGTATCTGTAATTATAATCGTTACTTGTTCGTCCATAGTTCTATATTTTTTCCCAAATTATTTCCGCTGGTGTCTGAAGGTTTTTCATGTCTTCAATATTTCCAGCAATTATTATTATTTTCTCTTTACCTAACATGTCCTGCCACTCTCCTACAACCTCAGCGGTTTCAATACGTGGATTACTATACTCTATTCCCGGAATCACGTTTCCGTCTGAATCCAAAACCTTATAAATGAATTTACCATAATCTGGCATATTGACCTCTTTAATTACAGATATGGTATTTTTGCCTATTAAGCCTTCGTAAATTGTACTTATTGCAACCGCTTCATAAACATTATCAGGCGTTCTTCCTATTACATAAAGTTTTATGTTTTTGGGGGATACTAAAGTCACTTCAACCGAGAACTGATAAGTGGTAGATTTTTCCGGAACAGAGTATACCTCGAAATATTCATCATTAAAACCACTTACACTTACAAGTGACAATCCGGAATTCTCATAAGAAGGTGCTGAATAGTCTTTGGTAAGACTTACATTTCCTCGGCCAGTTTGTTTTGTTCCGTCTCCGAAGAATATCTCCGTTTCAGAATCTATAGCATATGAAAGTTTAAAGCTATCAAGTGTCGTTTTCAGAACTCTCTTGATTGGGTTAGGTTCGATAAGGTTAAGATCAAAAGTCCCAACCATTCGCCCTTGCTTAAATTTTTTATCTAGTTTGATATCCTCCTGTACATAAACTTCATATGGCAATGATTCAGTATCAAAAGGAGTAATATGTAATCTTTGAGTCCCTGGCTTGGAAAATTGTTCCCTGATAAAATCTTTAAATACTTCAAAAAGATTTTCCCAATTATCAGCATCTATAAAGCATTTTAAAGTAAACTTTCTTTCCTTGAACTTTGGTGTTTTCAAATCCTGAGAGGTTCCATGATATTCTGCCCAGTCATATTGTAGTACAGGCTTTCTTTCCAGTCCATCAGTAATACCGGGAGAATCTGAAACAAATACTCCGAAGTCCTTAAATAAATGTCCGTTTAAATCATAATTTACCTCATTCATTTCTTAAAAGTTGATGTTTGTACTTTTACATTTCCAGTGCTTTTTACATTGTGATTGTCGTAGCAGAAAACTGTAACAGAAGCATTGTCATAACATTCAATTTCTAATTCTGCTTTATCCAAAAGATTCACTATTACTATAGCATGATCTTTGGCAATGATTTTTGCTTTAGTATCATGGCGAATTATCAACTTTCCTACTGAAAACGTATCGCACATTACAACAGGAGTAGAAACCCCAAAAAAGGCTGCATTTTGAAAGTTTTCAATTTTTTCATTTGAATCCGTAAATATTCCAAATTGTTCAGATTGTCCTTTAAATGCACGAAGAGTTTTGATATCTGGAAAATCATATTCCATAGACCAATTATCTTCATTGAAAAACATTTCACATAGATTTCGTACAGACATATCTGATCTCATCTTATCCTTACAAGATTGAGACATCCCAAACTTTTTAGCTTGCTTATATATTTCGTTTACATTCATTATGGAATACCGGCCATGCCAGGTTTTATTTTAGAATTAAGTTCTTTAATTTCTTTATACATTTCCTTTATAGGCCTTGTATTCTGCTCAATTTGGCTCTGGACTTGAAGTTGGTTATTGAATATTGTTTGATTGGCTCGATGAATTTTAACGCCTTCAGCGACATTAATTCTCATTGCATTTATTTGACCTTCTAAGGCACCAGCTGTTTTTTCAGTTATTCCCTTGATGTCTCCCTTAAGGCCCTGTGCATTTTCCGCAGATTGTCCGAAAAGATCTTGATATTGCTTAAGTGCATCCATGTATTGTTTCATGGCCGTTTCACCCATGGACTTAATCTTATCTCTTTCTTCAGCAGTGAGACCATCAAAGTTTCCAGCTATATTAGAACTAGCGATCTGTTGTTGTAGAGAAGCGATCACTTTCTCTAATTCTTCTTTTTCAAATCTTGCTTTTATAGCATCAGCACTTAGTGGATTGCCATTATTAATAAGATCATTTAGATATTTTAGTCTATCTTGAGAATTTTTAAGTTGTTTTTGAAGATCCGATGTGTCACCATTACCAAAACCCATTGCACGGTATAATTCACTCACCATATTTTGAGCAGCTTCATCCAAAAACTTCATTTTTAATGCATTTTGAACTGCATTTCGCATTACATCATCAACAACTTTATCAAAAGAATTTGCTGCATCTTCTCCTTGACCAAAAGCATCAACTAAAGCATCTGCCATTTTTTGAGCAAGGTCTTTAAACTCAATTGTTGTTATTTTATTCTTGAACTCATCCGCTAAATCGGATATCTTATTATTTATATCTTCAATTTGTTCAGAATAAGAAGCTATTTTATCAGTGTCGGAGTTTTTTTTCTCATTTTCGGTCCTTCGCATCCTAATAAGTAGCTCTTGTTGTTGCTTAAGATTTGAAATAAGGTCTCGTTGCATTTTAAGCTGTGATTCTCCCGCTGTTTTTTCAATAGTTTTATTTAGCTGCTCGTAAAGAGATTTTAATTTATCAATTTCGATTCCCCATTGTTGAATACTTCTGTTTCTGTCTGCATCACCATTCATTAGTTTTGTTAAAGATGTTGCCATCTGAATAATACCTCCAGCCATTTTGCCATAATCACCAGAAATATAGCCCGTCACAGCGTTTACGATTCCGTCGAAAAGTTGTTGAACATCTTTTAATGTTTGTTGGGCTTCCTGTGACATCAATCCAAGAGCTCCTCCCATCTGTCCAGCAAAATCAATAGTCGCATTTGCAGCGCCCTGTGAGGTTGTAAATATTTCCCCTAATGCAACATTTGTATGATCTAACTGTTCGTTATATTCCTTACTGCCTTTGCCATATTTTTTCTCAGCATCTGCAAGCTTTTTCTTTTCTTCAGCATATTTTTTTATTGAAATGCTAATTGCAGCAAAAGGATTTCTACTACCAACTGTTTCATCAAGCTTTATGTAAGCATCTTGAACTACTTTAAGGTCTTCAGGTTTTAGTGCTTTTGCTGCATCAGAGTTTAGAAATTTTTTAAACTCATCACGCATTCTACGCAATGTTTTAGGACCTATTCTACCTAGGTCTCCAAAAGCCTTAACCCATAAATCAGTTTTTTGGAAAAGCTCAATAGACATTGACGAAATATCTTTAGCCTGGGCTTTATTTGTTTCGTCGGTAAGCCTTGCTTTTTCTAAATCTGAAACGTTTGATTCTTGTATTTTCTTCCTAATGTCGTCGTACTGTCTTGTTATTTCAGTTTTTCTATGCTCAAATGTTTCATGGTCTTTAATAAACTGATTATACTGTTGTTGTTGCTTCAGTCTTTCTTCTTCCTGTGCTTTATCAATGGCGATGTTTTTAGCATTCTTTTCATCACCAGTAGTTCCATCTAAATTTGCCTTTTTAAATTTTTCTAATTTTTCAATTAACTCATTTCCGGAAAATTTCGATTTTAATTCATCAATTTGCTTGTTTACATTTTCAATGAAAGTTTCAGCACCTGTATACTCAGATAGAATACTTTGTAGTTTTACCAGATTTTCCGCAGATTCTTTTCCTCGCAACTTCTCTAAAGCAGAGCCAGATTCATTTAAATACTGTAGAAAACTTTTATCCTTTACTTCTGGAAACATATTATAAACTGTTTCCTTAGAATAACCCGCTTTTAATAGTTTATCACGAACATCAATCTGTCTTTTAGTCTCATCAAGCCTTTCTTGGAAGTTTTTATATTGACGCTCATTAATCTTCTGATTAATTTCAGATAGTCTTTTCCCCGCTTCTTCAGCACTTATGATTTCACCAGTTAAATAAGGATTTCCATTTTTATCTTTATCATTGCCGAACTTGTCAAGCTTTCTTAATTTAACTTTTCCATCAACAGCCGTATCATAAGCTTTTTGCAGAAGATTAGCTTGCTTTTGTAAATCCTCTATTGAACCAGCAGGAATAATTTCTGCGAACTGTCGATCAGATTTGTTTTTATTTCTTTTGGCACCGTAGGAATCAATCTTAGCTTGTATTTTATCTCGTACTTTAATCCATTTAGCAATTTCCGAATCAGAACCTGCTTTTTGAATAGCCTCATTAGCTGCTTTTAACTCTTCATTAAGCCCTTCTAATATCCCAATTCTCACTTTTGGTGCTTTCGGTTCGATAGTAGAACCTGACAAATCAAGACCGTCTTGCAACGCTTTCTCAACATCTTTTCGGTATGTTGCTCTTGTTTTACGAATTGCTGCCAGCTCTTTTTCCTTTGCTCCTTGCCAGCCTTTTTCGTAATAATTAGCATCAAAAATGTTAAAAACTGCATTGAATTTTTCAGTATTTGTAACTGTTTTTAAATCTTCTGCAAGTTCTTTTTCTCTTTCTGCCAGTTTTGCATCTTCTTGAACTTTAAGCATTGCTTCAGCTTGCTTGTAAAGACTCTTTGTGTAATTTTTAATTGCTGCCTCAGCCTTACCTGTTCTTATTGCCTCAACTGTTAAGCCTTCAATTCGGTTATTTGTAAGACTGTTTACTTGGGCCAGTAATTTCTTAGCTTCATCATAAGAAGTTGTCTGTTTTTTTATAGTGGAAATAAGAGCCTCTAACTTGGTAACCTGTTCATTAACACCAATATTAACCTGAGAGAGTTCTTCTTTAAATTCTTTCTGAATTTCTTGTAATGCTGTCAAAGCAGTAGCTTGCTTATATATAGCATAGGTAAGTGCGGCCAATAATACAGCAGCTGTTGCATATGGATTAGCCAATATTGTTGCATTTAAAAATGCTTGTGCACGTGCTCCCGCCTGTGTAGCTAATGTCTGAATCCCCTGAACAACCGTTAATCTAGTTGTTGCAATTGTATTGGCATTTTTGGCAGCTATTTGAGCAGTTTCTACGGCTGTAGCAGCTGTTTTCTCTGCAACTCCTATAGCTTGCGCTGTGTTTTCTAGTTGTTGTTTAGCTGTATTAAATTCTGTTGATGCTGCTAATGCTCGTTTTCTAGCAATAGCAGCTGTTTCCTGTGTTGCTATTACTGTATTCTGTGCGGTGGAAACTCTTTTTTGAGCAATTTCAATTTCTCTTGCAGTACCAGTCGCTTGAAGGGATGAAAGTTCCATTCTTGCTAAGGACAACTGTACAGCTGCCTCTTGTGCTTTAGCACTTGCATTAATTCCGGATTGAATAGCCGATTGTTTTTTAATAGCAAGACTTGATACTTCTGCTTGTAACGCAGAATATTTTGCCCTTGTGCTTGCAACTTCAGCGGCAGCCTCAACTGCTGACGCCTCCGCCTGTCTTTGAGTAACTATTGCACGACCTAACTTCATCTTTTCAGATATTCCAAGTAAGGCAATTTCAGACGCAATAGTTTTGTTATATGCAGTTGATATAACATTTGTTGCAATTACAGCTGTTTTGTAAATACCATATGCAGCAATTAATTCTAATAGAATTTTTGCAATATCTCTATAATTATCAACCAAATATGTTAAGCCCTCTATACCTCCATAAAGTATCCCTTCATTACTCTGACCTATTTTGTTTAACATCTGATCCCAAGCATCTCCGAGGTTCGCAACTTTTCCTGACAAAGACGCAGACTGCTTTTCCATCAATTCAAAGAACATTCCTCCTTCATTCGTCATTTTAAATAATACATCCTGAACATCTTTAAATCCGATTTTACCAGCTGAAACCATGTCCGTGATTTCAGATTCCGTTTTGCCAAATTTAGAAGCCAATTCAGCAATCATTGGAATTCCAGCCTCTGTAAACTGAAGAAGTTCTTGCCCCATCAGCTTATTTTTAGCTTTCACCTGCCCATAAATCAAATTAATCCTTTCAAGCGGCACTCCTAATCCAGATGCAATATTACCTAAACGAGTAAGTGTTTCTACTACTTGATTAGCAGGAACCTGAAATGCAAGTAGTTGTTTTGCTCCAGCTGAAACATCCTGAAGAGAGAAAGGTGTTTTTGCTGCAAGCTCAACCATACTACCCATAAGTTGACGTGCTTTATCTGCACTTCCAAGCATGGTTGTAAAGGCAATCTCCGTTTTCTGGAATTCACCTCTTACATTAATCAATTCTTTAGTAAATGAAAATAAAGATTGGCCTGTCAAATATCCTCCGATAGCAGTTCCAAGATTTTTAAATGCAGAATCCATTACCTGAGCCTCTTTTACTGCAACTCCGGAAGCTTCACGAATACCGCTTTTGATCCTGGAAATCCCCTGATCAAAATTATTTACAGATAATAGTGCGTCGAAGTGTAAGGCTCCTTGATTCATTACTTTGTTTGCTGATTTATTTTTTCGAGATACTTTTTAAAGTCGTCAGAAGTTTGAGGAGTCAGTTCTTTAACCTCATCATCAGTATTGTTTTCCTCGTCTTGTTCAATGTATTTTTGATTAGGTAGGTCATAAAGCATTCTTAGAACTACCGGCCATGGAATCCCCCACATCAATTCTCTGTAAGGAATTTTTAAAGTTTTCATTGCGAAACCTAAGGTTCCGTAGATTGATTGGAGACCTGTTGATTCCCATCTACCAGAGTCGTCTCCTTTGGACTTTTTGGACTTGTTATTGTCAGCTGTCCGATCATTCTGATAGAGGTGATAAAATTTTTGATGTCATACATATTGAGTATAACCATGGAAATTTTAAGAGCCATTTGAGGATTTAATTTCCACTTCAGATACCAGGATAAAATATTTGTAAATAGTAAGATTTTCCAACGTTTGTGAAGAATACAAACAGCAATGAACTTCATTAAGGGTGAGACGTTCTTTCCTACTTCATTGAAGACAGAAGCATTATCCTCTGTTGTAAGATTGATCTTCAGATCAACTGCATGTTTATTAGCATAAGTGATGGTGCCAAAAACAAGAGGTTTAATTTGAAATTTTCTTTTTCCAACATTAAATACAAAGCCTTTTTCAACTAGCAATTCTGCTTCATTTTTTTCAGCTTCTTCATTGGAAATATTTTGTGTAACGAATTCGTTAAAAAGATCTTCTGTGCTTTCCATTTTTAAGAAAAGCCACCCACTTTTGCAGGTGGCCAAAGTATATGAATGTTAGAAAATTGTTTACTTTTCTCTGTAAGTCATTGCTTCCACGTCTGCTTTTGTAGGTGCTTGAACAGTTACGACAACTTTCATTGTAAGAACGTTTTCAGTTCCGATTGTTCCACCAAGAGGAGTTGCTAAAACTTTCCCATTCACGATATCAATATCGTAACCAGCTTTTGTTTCAACAGTGAATGATTTTTCAATCACTTCTTTAACCATAGGAGGGGAATAACTTTTCTTTGCAGGAGTTCCGGATGTTATAACTTCTCCTCCGGCATAGTAAGCTTGCGTTTCCAGTGAAGGATTAGCGATTTCAAAAGTCAATGTAGTTTCTGCATCGTTTTGACCGATAGCGATTCTTTTACCTTTTTCTTCTGTTTCGATCCAGTTGATAGTTTCGTCAGTAGTTTCAAGGACCGCGGTCCCTTTAAGGGTTTCATCATGCTCCGTTAAAGCCGTACCCATACCTCCGTCCGCAGCTTTATCTCCAGAAAGAAGTCTTTTTATACCAAATGTAAATGCCATTTATTTTAGTTTAATTGATTGTTCGGGTTTGTAATCGAATGACGGATACCCACTCATTTTTTCCGTCTACTTTATAGTCTCGTTGATATTCGATCTCGAGATATGTTTTTTTATCTTCCAGATATACCTCATCAAAAAGTGGCATAAGAAGCTTTGTAGCGTTGTTCAGAAGTCCTAAATTAGGTAAGTAGCTTGTACCAGAATTTATATCCTGAGCATAGATATTGACTAATACAACAGAAGAGTGAAGTGGATCTGTAGCAACTGAAAGTGAACCAATAACAACATCGTTCTTAGTAGAATTAAAAGGACGTTGGTCAATACAAACCTCTCCATTAACTATGCTCTTAATTGTGCTGTTTTTGACAATATTAAAAGCGATGGATTTTAATTCAAATGTTGTTATCATTGTGCTCTTCTCATTGTGTTTACAATACTTTTCGCAATCTGATTGATACGGGTTTTTGCTAGTACCTCAGCAGGTTTCAAAACATCCAAATGATGAATATCTTCAACATAACTTGCGTAATCCATTCCTGCTACGACAATAACAGCATACCCATTTCCAAAATCCTTAGCTAATTCCTTTGCATAACTTTCTCCAATATCTTTTCCTGACTTATCGTTGTTTCCTGCTTCGGGTCCCGAAGCTTCATTTGTGAAGACAGAATTAAGAACATTACCATGCTTTACAACTACATAACCAATTGAATTACGAAGATTACCTGTCTGGTCTTCATAAGTGTCAAGATTCTTTGCAAGATTCACACACTCCATTCCCAAATAATTAAGGTTTCGGATCATGAGTTCATCAAGTGTGTTAATTCTCTCTTGCAGGTAAGAATTAATCTGACTCATGTTAATTCTTGGTTCTATACCCATAATCTACAGTGTAATTGTGTTGGAGTAAATCGTAATACTTTTCCTTTACTTCGGATTTGATTTCCAAATCTTACTTCAATCTGTGTATTAGCACCTATCATCGGAGTTCCTAAGGGCATTAATACTTTTGAAGAATAATTGACAACCTCGCCACTTTCCAGAGTAACAATTCCCTGTTGAACTGCAACCTCATCTCTACAATTGGAATGATATATCCATTGTTCTGTTGGTTCTGTAGGAAATCCCGTGTCTGGGTCTATTCCACCACCTGAAACTTCAAGCACATAAAGTGAATATGGATATTGTGTCATGCTAAGAAACTTATGTCTTTAACTTCTAAATCTGCTTTTTTCAATAGATCAGGTATTCCCAATCTCCCACACTCAATTGAGTACCATCTTTCTAATGCCTTTCTATCCCACTTAACTGAATAGCTATCTTCTGAAATATCTGGCTTTGCAAGTAACTCAAGGACTATTTCAGTAAAAGCGATATCCATTTCGTCCGGTTTATCAAGAATTCCTGAATCATCAATCTGCTTTGAAGCAAAAAAAATATCAAGATCTGCATCACTCATAGTGATGGACAAACGATTCAATTTACTTTTGAAATAATCCTTATTTGTTACTATTGCCATATATTAGAATGCTTTAGTAGTTGACAGCAAGTAGATATACTTGATAGTATTCACTACCGGGAAGGCATTAAGTTCTGCTTTTGTCCATTCTTTAAAAGGTTCATTTTGATTCCACTTGGAAATCAATGTTCTTCCTTTTTTAGCGTAGATCACGTTTTTAACCGGCTCCATTTCTTCCATAGCAAGAGCATTTTTGATCTCTCCTAATTTTCCATCAGGAATAAATGCCAGGTTAGAACCTTCGAAAGGTTTAATAATGGTTGGTGTTCCGTCTTTTTCAACAGGAACTCTGATATCTGTAACTTCGAATACAGGAAGCTTTGCAGCCGTCATGTACTCATTAATACGATCTGTAGTAATTGGAGCGGTCTGTGAGTTTCTTGCAGCTGCTGACAGTCCGAAGAAAGTTCCGACAGTTTCTTTCACTTCTTTAGACTTCATGAACTGAAGTAATGTAGGGCCATCGATAAGAATTTTTGCAAATGTCAATGCCTTATCAGAAGCTTGATTTACCAAATTAATGATATCCGTTAAAGGCTTTGAAGTCGTTGGATCACTCCAGTTTTCTGAAGCATTTACTTTGTTTTCAGAAGGCATTTTCAAATCAATTGTACCTACTACAATACCATCTGGGTTATTGTCTGCAGTAATAGTGATGGTACCTGTTGAAATAGCCTGTGCTACTGTCAAATCAATTCTCTTGTCTACTGCTTCGGTAACATATTTCATGTCGTCCCAGATAAGCTTTAAGGCTTGATTCTTTTTCTCCTGATCTTTGATACCTTTCATCTCCTGAAGAACTTTGTAATTTCTATACTGTTCTTCATCAAGATCTCTCATAACCTTGATAGGTGGAATTTTACCACTCATCGCTTCAAGGGTCTCACGGCTTCTCAATGGGGTTTCACCATCACGAGTAACGAATGATGCAGCAGGGGTAATTACAGAATTACCAAGTACTGAACTATAGGTTAAAGAGATTTGTGGAAGTGCGAAATCAAAGTATTGTGTATACCAAGGAGTATTGAATTTTTCTAATCTCGTATCGATCATCATTTGTAGTGTGTCAGCATCTGCTACACTACCGAAAACGGTTGTTTCTTTTGCCATTTTGTTTTTGTTTTAAAGATTATCGAGATTCAGAGAATATGATTAATGGTAATGCTTTTTTATGTGCCGCATTAATTGTAGGCGTAACCCTTCTTGCATATACTGTCCCTCTTAGGACTACATCAACAGGAGCATTAGCTTCAATTTTAACATCTGTATACAAAAGTCCTTTTGCATCGGAAGTTTCATTAGGAGCTGTACCTGTCAACGTTGCTTTCTTTGCCTTTCTTGTGGCTTCATCAAAAACCATAGGTGTCCCTGCTGGGATTGTATCTCCTACAGTTAATCCGGTGGTATCTAATGAAAAACCACCTCTGGCCATTTCCAGTACTTTCTGGAAAACTGGAATCGTTCTTGATCCCTGTGTTGATGTTGGCTCTAAATATCCCATTTTGTTATTGTTAAGTGATTAATGCTCTAGAAAGCTTTATTGAATGACTCCATATCAGCTTGTTTTTGAGCAGTTGTTTGATTCCCAACAGAAGTAACAGGTTTGTATCCTTCACCAGCGGTGGCTTCTGCTCTTCCTTGTGTAATTTCTGAGTAATATTCACCTTGTTTTGTGACAAAATCTTCGATATCTTCTTCTTTTTCGAAGCTTCTTCCATACATAACAGATTCAATCTCTTTGTCAGTCATTTTGAGTTCCTTTAAGCCCTCAATAACTTTTTGATTGTTCGTTTTTACTACTTGTTCAGTCTGCATACCTTGTACAGTCTTAGTCAAGGTTTCAATTGCAGCTAGTAATGGATCGGTTGTCACTTTTTTAGTTGTTTTACCCGGTTTAGGTTCTGGATCAGCAGCCCCCTCAACCTCGTCGTCATTTCCTTCTTGTTCTTTCTTTTTGAGAGCTGCTTGAACTCTTGAATCAGCTTCTGACTGAAAAGTCTTAGCTAATGGTTCAAATAACTTACACTTATCAGTAATTTCTTCTTCTGTTGCATTTTCTTCGAGAGAACCCATAACAGAATCTGATAATGCCTGTAAAGCCTTTGCAGAAAGCCCATTCTTAAGGAAAAACTTTTTTACAGTTGGGTTAATCATAAATTTTTTATCAAAAATATTTAAATTAAAGTCACATTGACTCTATTTTTTACTTATATTTGCAATATGATATTATTGTTTTATCTATTATTTATACATTTTATATAGATAAATAGTCGAATTACAATAACTAAAACTATAAGTAAATACTATGAAAACATTGATTTTAATTTTAGCATTAATCCTTTTGGGCTCATGTAGTGCCGAAAGAGACCAAGAAAACGAATTTAAATACCTGATTCAGGTTAATTTCCAAACGGGAAAAGTTAAGGAAGGAGAAAAAGAACTTGTTAAGGCTAATAATGAAAGTTCATTTGAGTGTGGTAAAATCTTAAAAGGAGAAACTCTTACAGATGGATACACTTATAAGGTTCTATGTATGGGAAGTGATGGTAAAGGAACAAGTTTTATGTATGTCATCCTAACTAGTGTTAACGAATCGGGTTATTTCTTGATTACGTATGATGAAAAATACTCTCTATATCACAAAGTTCAAGATTACGATCAAGCAAGTTGTTTAAAACGATGGATCATTTCTAACTAGCAAAAACGAACAACAATGAAAATCAACAACAATGAAACAATCAAAATTAGAAATGATGAAGTCCGATGCTTACTACGCTTACCTAGAATTATGTAATGCGATAAAAGAAGTTCCAAGGAAAGAAATATACGAATCAATTAACAATTGTGATGAACTTGATAAGCTTGAAGAAATTATTTCATTAATCGAAAAAGAACATTCCGACTTTGAAAAGAAAAATAGAAGTGTTTAACAAGGCCGACCACCTATAACGGTCACATGGTTCTTACTGGGCGGGTTCGATCGCTCAGTTTTTACAAACAATTAAAATTACAACGTCATGGAAATTAATATTCAATTTTTTAAAGATCAAATTTCAAAGTGTGATAAAATCATAAATAGCGACAAAGACTGTGTAAATGTTTTTTTTGCAAAACACAAGAAAAAGACACTTCAAGAATTAATTATACATAATAAACCTAAGCAAGTTTAAAAAAGGCTTTCATGGTTATTAGTTTTCCCTGGGTGACGTTTAACTCGATCATTTCAGTCACATGGGGTTTTTATTAACAATTAAATCAAAATATTATGAGTGATAAAATTCAAAAAATAGGAAATGAGCCAATAAATGCAACATACTTCAAAGACGGAGAAATAGACGGATGTGGTTTAACAAGACGTGAATACTTTGCAGTATCAGCTATGAACGCTATTTTATCCAATAGTTCAGCTGTATTAAATGGAAGTAATGATGAAATTAAATTTGCTGCGTATGTTGGGGTTAAGGCAGCTGATGAACTTTTAAAAGCTTTAGAAAATGAAGAAAAAATATATTAAAGTATCAGTATCGGATCGACTGCCTGAGGTTAATAAATGCGTTAAAGTTGTCGATCAATAAAATAATATTTATGACGGGTTCATAATTGATAATAAAGTTTGGCAAGTCTACACGCAATTTGAATACGGAAGAATTGAATACTGGCTCGAAGAAAAGCCTGATCACGAGGAGGAGATGAGGGAGATGCTGGAATGGTGTAGAAATTACATTTTAGAAGAAACAAAAGCAGTTGTGCCTGATTTAGAAGAATTACTAACCAAACTAAAAACATAATCATGAGTGAATTTAAAGGAACAAAAGAAATTTTAATTGATCAAGGATCAGTTTTTAAACCATTATCTGGATATGTATCAGTAAAACTGACTAATTCTGAAGGATGGCCTGTTGCAACTGTATTTGCTCCAGATTTTGAAAAGCTAAAAGCTGATTCATTAATTTTTCAAAAAGCCCCTGAGATGCTTGAATTCATACAATCAATTTCAGCAAGCGAAAATACTCCAATTGCATACAGAAAAATTGCTCAAAAACTAATAAAAGAAGCCACAGAGCTAAAATAAACGGAACCCGGCCGTATTCTTCCGGGAAAAACAACAAAAATTTTCAGTGCAAAAAAAGTTGATGCAAAAGCGTCAAAGCACCCGGCTTATGTCAAATATTAAAAAATTACAACAATGGACTTTCAAAAATATAAAGAAGCAAAAGACTATGTAGAATTCTTTGATAAAGAAAGAGATAAAGTACGTCATAAAAGACAATTTCTAAAATATGGAGATTTTAATGACTTTGGCAAATTGTTACTACTTCGTTTTCAGAGATACAAAGAAGAGTATTCTGAATGTGTCTATTTATATAATCACAAGCCGGGATTTGAATACTTGGAATCTCATTTAAAAGAGCTATTGACAAATATTTTTGAAACAGCCAGACAAATAAGAATGTACAAAAAATCTAATCCTTCAATTTTTAAAATAAGTAAATAATGAGTCACCAAGAGAAGCAACGCATATTTGATCGATACGCGAAAGAACAAGGATATGAGGACTGGGATCATTTACAAAATGACTATGAACTGCTATTTATGACAGTTGATGAGTTCCAATACTTCATGTTTGAAGCCTGCGACCTAGTCCAGCAGGAGCAGCAGAAGAGAATAGCGGAGAATGCTAAAATGCGTTATCCATATGAGGACAAAAGTCACTGGATCGAAAAAAACTCAATCATTAATCCTGAAAACAAAATACAATGATTAAAATAACAAACGAGGATAATATGGAACTTATGGCTCGTTATCCAGATAATCATTTTGATCTCGCTATTGTTGATCCACCCTATGGGATTGGAGCGGATTGGAAGAAAAGGAAGAACACTGCAAAAAAATATGCAGGAAACTACACAAACGAGTCTATTCCTGATAAGAAATACTTTGATGAACTAATGAGGGTTTCTAAATACTGGATAGTGTGGGGTTGGAATTATTATACTGAATTTTTTCCACCAACAAATTATCTAATAGTTTGGGATAAAAAAGTTCCTGAAAAGACAGCATTTTACTCTCAAGTTGAAATTGCTGCAACTAATATTAAGATTCCGGCCGCAATTTATAGGCATTCATGGGATGGTGCTAGAAAGGAACAAGAAACAGGAACTGACAAAATACATCCACATCAAAAACCTATTGCTCTATATAAGTGGTTGTTAACTAAGTATGCTAAATCTGGGTATAAAATACTTGATACTCACCTGGGATCAGCAAGTATTGCAATAGCATGTCATGATTATGGATTTGATCTGACGGCATGTGAAATAGATACTATCCATTTTGATAATGCAATAAAGAGAATTAATAATCATGTGTCACAACTAAGCATATTCCCATGAAAAACGAAGAACTAAAGATAATATACAGCGCTTACTTTCCTTATGATTTAAAAATAGGATTTGAAGGAGAAGATCTCGAACATTCATTAGTTGGATTGGATTCAACGATAGAGGGGGTAATGTTAATAAGTCCTTACGGAGATTTTGGAAGAGCTGATATTCAAAAATGTAAACCCATTCTCTGGGACCTATCCTATTTAACCAAGGAGATAGAGCATGAGGGAAGGAGATTCATTCCAATGCGCATGCTTAAAAATGGCGGAACCGATCTTAATGAATATCGTTTTTTAGAATGGAAAGGATATTCTGCTATTGACAATGAACAGCATGAGACGTGCTATTGCCCTAAAACAATGTCATTTTACCAGTTTTATATGGGTGATAGCAGAATGTGTACAGGTCAATATGAAAAAATGCAAATGCTCTTAGAATGGCACTTCAATATCTTCAATCTTCCGGAATCCGAATACATCAACAAAGCAACTATAACAAACAAATAAAGTATACAATGGAAAATTTAACTAAACATTACACAATGACAGGTGGAGGATCAACGCTATTCTCCACTGATATAGAATTCATTTTAGAACAAGTAAGAACTGAGATAGAAAATTTTGACGAATCAGATGAACCTGTAGAGTTTGAGTTTGGAATTAAATACCTGAATCAAAAGGAAGTTGAAGAACTTGGAGAATTTGATGGATTTTAACCAATAAATAATAAAGCAATGAGTACAATTAAAAAAATATCTGTTACAGTAACTTACAGTGTTGGACTGGGCAATATTAAAGCCCCGCAAAATGTCATTAATGAACTTATGAAGGCTTATGATAACGATGATGTGTTAGATGCTACTGATACAAAAACGATTCACAATTATAGCAATGCTATAGACTGGCTTACTGACAATATAAAAGAAAGGGATTGCTATGATCGTAATGTCGAAATGATAGATTTAGAAGATTAACCCCGTGCCATCTTAGGGTGGCACTTAATACAAGAATTATGGTTAAATACTTATTAACAAAACACCCGCGTCATACACATTGGTGGATTAAATATGGTTATTTACATGAAAGCTATAATACAATAAGAGGCGTTAGGTATATGGCGATTTGTAAAGCCGATGGATTTGAAGATGATGATTGTTGCAGTGACAAAAAAGCTGAAATTATAATTAAACAACGTAACTCATGATAGCACCACAAGAACTCCGCCTTGGAAATTACTTTCAAGAATCAACATCAAAAGAGATTATTCAGGTTGAAAGCATATCAAAAGATAAAGTAGGATTTTCCGGATATTTTACAAAAGGATGGCAAGCTGAACCCATAGAGTTAACAGAAGAGTGGCTTTTGAAGTTTGGGTTTGAAAAAGACGAAACGGTTGATGAAATTGATGGAGTTTTATTTGTTTTATTTCACTTGGGAGACTATATAGTTGAACATTGGATTAAAGAAAACAAATACAAGTTTACTGATGATTGTGCGATGGAGGTTTTTCTGTCGTCCGTCCACCAGCTTCAAAATTTAACATTCTCCCTTACCGGGGAAGAACTAACAATAAAAGAAGAGAAATGAATTTGCAGCTTTCACTAAAAAAGCAATGGTTTGAAATTACGAAAGCCGGAATCAAAACCGAAGACTATAGAGAGATAACGCCTCATTGGATCAAACGTCTTACAGATAATGATATTGATCTGAGTATTGAAGAAATACAGAGTGGATTGTGCGCTTTAAGAGATGGGTATAGCGAAGATCACGTTTATAATTGTTATGGATTTTGGTTCAAACCGTTTTCAAAAAATAAAATGACACTTGGTTATCCAAAGGCAGACAATAGGGATAGAATTTTAGAACTAGATCATTTAGGCATTGAGATCCGGGAAGGAAATCCTGAATGGGGAGCGGAACCTGGTAAAATTTACTTTGTAATAAAACACGGAAAAATACTATGAAACAGTTAGAATTAACCACCAACAAAAGACTCCTTATTGTGGAGTATGAAACAGTCCATGAAATGGAAGTAGAATATTCACTTTACAAAGGTCTTCCGGAAGCTGATAAAGAAGTTTTATGTAAAGGCTCTGAAATAACAGAGGATATTATAAGCCCGTATGTAGAGAATTACCTTGAAAATATGGATAGTTTAGCCGTTTATCGGAAATATGATGCTACTGAAAAAGACTTTGAAGAAGATCATTGGTCACATTGTGCTGATGATGCTGTAGATTCTTTCGTTTCTGCAGTCAGAGCTTCCGGCTACCATTGGGGAGATAATCCTGTGAAAAAACCAGTAAAAGATAACTACGGGTATCACGAAAATATTAATGTTTTGGATACTCCACCGGAATGGGATGAAGAATGCTATTATGAAGACTTGGATAAATGGCAGAAAGCCGAATCCCGGACGTTTAACCCTGAGAAATGTATAATATGTGAAATACTGTAAAGATGGTAAACGATAATGGAGTAATAACAGATTATATTATCGTACATTCTTATGATGATGGGAAGTGCATGTATGAAATAAGAAAAGGCGTTCATGAACATAAGTCATACTATTCAAGTTCAATGTGTATAAGTGGATTTGGGATAATATCAGGTGCGTCAAGTGCACCATCCATTAGAACAGAAAGTTCGGAGATAAATGAGATTGAAATAGTAAAAAAGTTTTTTCAAAATAATTTAACTAACCGCGCAAAAAGTCATTTAGAGAAAATTACATACCCTACACAAGAAGTGACTAAATATATTCAATTGTCTTTATTTTAATTACGGAAACCCACAATACAAAACCAAACAACAAAACTAAATTCGTAACATGAAAGAATTTATTAAAGACTGTATGCTTTTTCAGCACAAAGATAGGCAGATGAGAATTATCGGAGTTACAACCTGGCTTAGTATTCTAGGGTTTATAGGATTGTTTTACTGGATATTGTTTTAGTATATTTACTCCATGGAAGAAATAGAAGCAAAAATACTTGAAAAAGTCAAAGCCGATCATAAAATAAATGGAGGCGCAAACGGTACAGATATAAATGAACTGGATAAAATAATAAATTTATCAATTCCCGAAAGAAATAAACTATTTGAAAAGATGGTATTTGAGAAAAAGATAGTCTATCTTAAGCCTTTAAACGCTGTTAGAATTACCCTGCCAAAATAAAATATAAATAATGAAAGACACCTTACCACAAGAAATAAAAGAAAAGTTACAAATAATACCAATTCAAGGAACCTTGTCCGAAATTGCAACTTATGCCTTTAAAGCTCCTGAACTTGCTTATTTTTTTGTTTCACATAGAGATGAAGACTTTGAAAATATTGAAGTATTGTATTCTGAAATTGTGAATAATGAAAAGTTTTATGGAACTATAAAGATTTCTTTTCCTGAAATCTTAGAAGAAAAAGTAAATCCACTTGAAGTTGCTGAAACTATAAAAAATGACGTTGAACGTTTTAAGGAACAACATGCCAAAAGCAAATTATAATCAATGAAAATAAAGCCCATATATCACGTTAAATTATTTGAACCTATCGAAGATAAGACTGACTATTATTTCAGCTCAATAAAGGCCATTTTTGACATGTTCGGGGCTGAACGAGTTGGAGTCGCAAGGCAGACATTGTACCAGAAGAGTATGGAGATCGGAGATGAGTACCGATCAAAGTATTGTGTGATCAAAAAAGAACAATTAATCGGAAAACAGAAATAATGAAAGCAACTGATTTAAGAATAAACAATATGGTTTTTGGACCTGATGCGGAAACCATCTGTCTGGTTAAGTATATTGATGGTGAAGAAGACTCAATTTCCACTGATAAATATTCAGAAATGCCTACAAATGAATATTATCACATATGCTTAAATGAACAATGGTTATTAAATTTCGGATTTGAGAAAGAAGAAGATTACACTATTAACTACCATTCTGATGGAGATGTATATGTTTTAGATGAAATTTACCTATCGTTTATCGATTCTAAATGCTGGTTAATGAAGCTTGAAATGGAGTATAGAGTATGGACAAGGCGTGAATTGAATGGAGTTCATGATCTCCAAAACCTTTTCTTCGCTCTTAAAGAAAAAGAGTTAACTTTAAAATAAAACAAAATGGATAATATTGAAGATAAATTAGAAATTATAGAAAAAGGATTTTCCATACCTGCAGGAAAGCTAATTAACTTATACAATGTGGTAAAAGAAAAAAACTTTATGACTTATGAGGACTGGGAGGAAATAAACAACCTAGGCATTCCTATTCTTAATAAGTTGTCAAGTGTGACGGGCCTTTCAATTGAACAGCTACGTACTACGATTTTGAAAAAAGGTATTCCATTTGACCATTTTCGCGAAGCTGTTTTATCCTATTTCGTAACTTTGCAATAATATTAACCATAAAATACATTAAACATGATTAACAAAGGCGTTGTAGTAAAGTTAAAATCCGGAGGTCCAAAAATGACCGTAAGATCAGCAAATGGGGCTTATTGGATGTGTTCTTGGTTTGTAGGTGAAGACCTTAAAGAAGGAATGTTTTCAGCAGAGCAGCTCGAAATAGTAACTTGATACAAAGCCCCACTTAGGGGCTGTTTTATATCAAATCACCTCGGGTCCATTCTGGCCTTTCATAATATACATCTGATTCTTCTTTTTGTGTAGGGTTTTCACTCAACCCTAATTTTGACATTGTTAGGTTCTCCCATGCAATCGTATTTATAGCATATGGCCAAAATAATCCTCTAATAGTAGATTGTCCTGAATTGGAGGCTTTATATATTATCATTTTATTCTCCAAACTTACAACAGTCTCATCAAGTGGAGGCATTTGTATTGTAGATTTTCTTTGAAAATAGAATTCCCTTAAAACATATTTTTCATGAGGAGTCAGCCTTTCCAAATTACGAATAATATATTTTTTTACTTTTTTATCATTTATACTATCATTTATTTTTGACCAGACATAGTTAACTATAGAAATTAAAATAAACAAAGCAGAGATTGTACAAGCAAGTCCAATATACTTTTTTTGTTCGTTTTTAAATTCTGCAAGGCTTAAAGTTTCTAAGATATTTGCAGGTACAAATAATAAAATTAATGATGCAATAAAAACCACGACAATAAATTTCATAGGGCCTTTTTGTAGATCGAAAATTTTTTCAATCATTTCGATAAATCTATCCATAATTATTAGCTTTTCACAAATATAGTAAAAAGACTTCTCAAACAGAAGGATATCCTATTTTAAAAGACTTCCGATAACATCAATATTAAATTTAATAAAATAGGGTTTATTTTTAGCCCTATGGATCTGCTTACGGTTTTCAATAATCCAATCCTTAAATTTATCCGGTATTTCAATCACTTCATTTGCTGCTGGTCCTGGAGCTTTCCCATCCCAAATTAGCTGATTATCTCTTTCCATTTCTTCCCAGGTCTTTAGAATTGCAATCGTAGTGCACCGACATTGCGGATGCCACCCAACAAAAACAAAATCCTTTGGATAATTTCCTGCCATTGCTTCGCAGAATGGACAATGATTAGGGTTGTTTGAAAGTTTTATCTGAATGCCAACAACAAAGTCAAATTGCTGATACTTTTCGTAATTGGCCTGATGATAAGCTATATTATTTTCTGTTCTGGTTAGTCTTTGAGCGTTTTTAGCAGAAGAACGGTAAACTCCCTGCCCAGGATTATATGCTTTAGCTGCTTTCGATAGTACAAGATTACCATGTTTATCGCGGACTTTACGGAAAAGCCTATCCGGATCAGTTAGATTTGCTCTTAACTCACGGGCCAACTTTGCAGCTGACTTTCCCTCTCCTATTCCAATATCCAATCCTAATTCAATCTCACTACGGAATTGATCAGATAACTTCCAAACACGGTCCGAAAGTCCAAGCCCATTTTCTTTTCTGTTTTTAAAGGCTTTTAAAGCATCTTTATTTGGATTTATGTATTCTTTGACCTGCTCCTTAGAAAGATTTAATTTTTCAGCTATTTTCGATACTAATTTCGACTGTTTTTCCTCACCTGCTGACCAGCTATGATCTATTTGAGTGTAAAGTTCAGCAATAACGTTCTTTGTGAACTGTTCGAATAATCTGTTTGCAGATTTATCAAGTTCCGGATATTCTGAGAACGAGAATAACTTTGAAGCATCAATACTTGAAAACATTTTCACAATCTCGTCAATAAGCTGGCTATACAACCCGTTTATTCGCCTCACATTGTATTCACCCCTTTGAAAGTGTTTTGCATCGAAATTATCATCGTGTAGATTAGCCATTGTCTAAATTATCAAGTATTTCTTCAAATATCATCTGTTGCAAATAAGCATACGCCTCTTCTGATTCTTCACTGAGTTGTACTCCTACCCTCCTGAGTATGTAACAAGCAGCGTGCAAGGTCTCATGCGTAAGAATAGAAAGCCAAAAATTATCTTTCTTCGGTGACTCGTTGAAAAACAATGTAAGATCTCCTGACTTGTGTTCAACCGCTGTTGCGTCATGATCAGTAATTCTATCAAGTAGTTGCTCACGGTAACATTTTTCATACCCTTTTGTCCACAACACATTATCTTTCTCTTGATATGTTCCACCAATTATGACATGGATATTTGTTTTGTATACAGAAACCTTAATTTCAAAGCTGATCATTATAGCGATGTTGGATTACCAAATACGCTTTCAGTCTTCTCCGATTCCTGTTCTGCCTGAAGCACTATCCAGTCTTCTGCTGGTGCAAGAGCTGACAATTCAGCTGATAGCTGCTGAGATATCAAAGGCTTATTCCCGTTGGCCGTCATAAGTGTTTCTACCCACTCTTTTGTATCTTGGATCATGTAAGGTTTAATCACAGGTTCTAGCTCTAGCCTGTTGGAAGCTTCCAGTAAAGAAGTGTTAAGCAACTTACCTACATAGGCTTTCAAAATATTGAATGTTCTTGTGAAATAATCCTCCCAGATCTCTGCTTTCTCCTGCACCTTCAAATGAGCATCCATAAACAGCATTTTAAGCATAATTCCAGACACTTGATTCAGTCCTTTGACCTGACGGAATAAATCGGGCGTTTTGGTGAATTTATGGATATTTTCTAACCTTGTTTCAATTTCAAGTTTAACAGACTCAGGAGCCGCGTCCCAAGACAAGACTTTCATATCTGACTCAGGGCCCCCTTGAATTGCTTTATTAGATTCACCGGCTTGAGGTAATCCAGTGACTTTACCTTTGATAAATGTTGTTGGTGCTGCATGATAGTCATTGATTTCTGCATGACGGGATAAAAGAAGTTCTAAACGCTCAATATCATACTTTACGTCCTCATATTCTGTTTCCTCCTGTGATCCATACACAACCGGAATCTTTTCAATAGGATTTTTCCCTGCTTCTTCCATTGCAACTACTTCCCATCCATTCTCACCCTTCATGAAACGAACCACTTCAGTATCAGTGAATGTCTCAAAATACTCAACAGCTTTTTTTTCAGCATTAAGTAAGGTAAAACCACGGGAAAATGCCACCATATCATCATATTCGTTAAACATTGGATATAAAGTGTCATTTTTCCATGGGATAAACAACTTCAGCTTAATCCGGAAATTACAAGGGAAACCATAGTCTTCATGAGGTTCTGATTTCTGATAGTACCAATAAGACGCAATTTCAGTGGATCTGTAGAGTTCCCTTGCTGCTATTCTGTTTTTGATGTTAAACTTATTCTGTAGTAAGATCTTCTCTATAGCTTTCTGCACCGTTTCTTCCTGGGAACCTTCCTCAGCGTTGCTCTGAATTGTTATAGGATTTCCAAATCCAAAAGACACCGCACTATTGACGATGTATTTTTGAACAGGCATTGCAATTCGGTTAACTTCTTTCGTTTTTAAAACTTTACCTTCGGCATCCTTAACCTCCTTATTGGGCAAAAATGTCTTATCTGTAATAGTTCGGTGCTCAGAAACCTTCCAAGCCTTTTTCAGGTCTTCAAGCTTCGGTTTATCTGTACGGTCTACCATTAGAACATTGATCTGTTCTTCCGGAGTTGTTTTTAGTGTGATTTCGGCTATGTTCATAGTTGTATTTTAATTACCAAAGGACGCCTTCTAAAGCCCCAGAGCTTAATGGGGGTTCGTAAGGATGGAAAGTGTTCGCTAATGCGTCAAATTCATCAGTTGAATGTCCTAATCGTTTTTTTATATCTTCTTTCTTCTCAATCTGAATCTTACCGTTAGATTGGAAGAAATATTTGATTTCTGTTGCTTCTTCAAGGAATGTCTCAGAAGGTGGTAGCATTGCGTTATGCTCGTTTTTTGGGTCAAGCCATTCCCGTACTGACCAGAACAGATATGCACGCATATTTAAGAAAGAGTACTGTTCAGTACTATCTTTTAGCTCATATCCTCCAAACTCTGGTTTATGTGAATACTTGCATGAAACAGTTCGATTTTCAAGTCCAAGTTCTACCAAACGGGAATACACTCCAGCACCCTCACCTATTGTGTCAATCGATACAATTGCTTTTGGATTTGCTCTCAGTATATTTCCAATCTTACCCGCTTCCTCCATGTGGTTTGCTTTCCCGGCTGAATGTTTGATGTTAAACTTATCCACATAGTTTCCATAACGGAAGCAATCTACTGTATTATCACGTCCCATACCTGCAATATCTGACCCTAAAATCAGGTTGTGATTCTTTTTATGTGGTTTCACCGATTGCTTCTGATATTCTATCCAACGCTTATTTGCTTCTTCCACCCATTGCTGAGGTATTAGCGCATCTTCAGACACTTTCGGGAATTTACCAAGGATTTTGGCCCTGCATAGATCGTTTGGGCGGTACCATACACCTTCAAATTGGAAATCATCCTCTTCAATCAGTATATCATTCTCTGAAATAATGGTGCACCACTCATTTAGTTTATCTTTTATCCACTCGTAATCCACTTGTCCTGGAATGATCATCTTCTTTTCTACTACATTAACAGCATTTAGAGAATTAAGGCTGAATTTCTCCCAACGATCACCCTTTTGCGACTTTGCAGCATAACCGGTGGAAACGTTGGGGTTGAAAACGATCAACATTCGGGAGTTTCCCTGAAGGTTTCCCTCAATGGCATTGAAAGTTCCTTCTGAAATACCAGTTGCCTCAGTAACGACAAACATGGTATTTACTGCGTGGAACCCAGTCCATGCTTCTGTTACGTTATCATCAGCTTTAAACCCTGTTAAAAACCATTCGTCCCAGTCTGTACGGATATCATTACCAACAAGCCGGCCCGGGAGCTGTATACCCTGACTTAATGCATTGTTGTAAAGTCTTGAAATCTCCGGCTGCATAATGTTCTCAACCTGTCTACCTGTTGGAGCTGTCAAAGCCACCTTTGTATTGTGGATGAGGTTTCCTTTGGACCATTTTGGAGTGAGGTACATAAAGCACATGGCAGCAACAGCGGAAACGAAGTCTTTCCCCCTAGAGGTTCCAGACATTACGGATGTTCGAGGATTATACTGAACAGACTCGATGATTGCTTGCTGCTCAGGGTCAAGGCGTGCCTTTAAAACGTCATAGGCGAACTTATTCCAGTCCGCCCTCCACTCACCAAATTTGAGCATTGCCTTTTGTTGTGCTGCTGTGTTTGACATTTACTTGTCTAAATGTTTATAAGGTTTTCCATCAATACATAACTGTAACTTTTCTCTAGCAACTTCTTCCGTATGTCCTTTCATCGAAATTTGCATTTCCCTTTTACCTTCAAAAAGTGTAGTCTTAGCTATAAAGACATTTTTGCAAATTTTTTCAACAGTAATTTCTTTTGATTGCATAATTATTTATTTTTCGGTTTCATCGTCTGAGCTTTGCATTAGATAGTCTAAGAACGACACTGAGGCGTTCACTTCCTTCTTGTCGGCAAGACCAAGGTCACGGGAGATAATATTTGCGTTTAACAGGTTCCCAGAGGCACCCTGGAACTTCTGAGTGAAAATAACATTCTCAATATCAGCTATGACCGTAGAAAAACCGTCGTCTTTATCCGTCAATCTGGCTTTGAATTGTCGGAAGTACGCTTCGTTGCAATTAAGGTAAAAACAAAGCTGTCCTAATGTCATAGCACGCATGATGGGAACAACCTCCGTTACCACTTTCCCTTGGTGTTGAAAGACTTTCGTTTCAGGAAGAGGATTGTCTTCCACCCATTGGAAGTACTCACATGCTGCAGTCCACAATTCCTCCGGTGTAGCAAAAAGCTTATCACGACCATGCTTTGCTCTCATCTTCCAGAATTGGTTTCCAAATGTTTTATTTGCTGGAGTTTCCTCAGGTTTTTCTGGTAAAGGCTTAACGGTTTTAGCCACTCTCTTTTTGGAAGCGGCTGGTTTCTTTGCTGTTGAGGTTTTATTTGTGGGTTTCTTCTGCATTACTTTTTAAAGTATTCTCTGATTATAGCTACAACTCCAAAAGATAGGAGAACCATGATAGGAACTCCTACTACAAAAATTAATGTTGCTTTCATTTTGCTTCAAGGATTGGAAGCCCTGCTTCTGTTGGAATGTATACCTTACTTCCCTTGCTTTCTTTGATAGCTTCGATCTGTAAGTACTTAAGATAATCTTCGTTTCCTTGAAGGGAATTTCCGATGATCTTATTGGCTTCAGCAACACCTTTTGCTCTTTCAATTTCCGCGTTTGCCTGTGCCTTTGCGATCTTAACCATTGCTTCTGCTTTAAGAGTAGCACTTTCGTTTTCTGCCTTAGCTGTTTCAACCATAGCCTTTTTTGAAGACTCTGATTCTTTAAGTGTGGCAATACCTTTTGCTTCAGCATCTTTGATGTCTTGCTGCCTACTCCATTCCCAACACGATGTAAGTGAAAATAATGAAAACAGGGCGACTGAAAATAAAATTGTTTTTTTCATGTGTATATTGTTAAGATTTAGATTCATGCTTTAATTGACAAGAATAGGCTGAGTGAAGGTCTATGCCACACCAGTCAAGGTTTGCACCTGCCATAATAGTATTGTGGACCCAATAGTTCTCGTGCCACATGGTATACCATCCTTTTGAAATTATGTATTCTTTCTTTTCCTTGTCAGTCATAGGTGATATTTTAGAAATCAAACTCTCGCATTGATACTCGCTCGTGAGAAATTTATCCGCTTCAATTTTACAAAGTCTACGGAGGCAATCTCTCTGTGTTTTTCCCAGCCTTCGAGTTGAGGCACAAGGGTTATGATAGACTTCAACAACAATGTGTACGTATTTTATATTCTTGACTATTAAAAAACCCGACCGGATTATTCCAGCCGGGCTAAAAACTAATAACCATGAAAACTCAAATTAAACATGAGAGTCGTATGGAATGTAGGACTCGAACCTGCGACCTCCTGAACCCAAATCAGGTAATCTAGCCATCTGATATAATTCCATAAATGATAGTCTTTCCTATCAGTCAGAATTCGCATGCATCTTCCCTGAGTATGAATCCAGCACCTCAACCTTGCTCGTCTATTCCGAGTCGTCAGCGTATTTACATTTGTCAACGTGAACACTCGCCAATTGCGTGAGACTATCTGTTTTTTCACATAAGAGGTCTCGTTATCTCACATTCATCAGATTCGACACATCTGATTAGTTTCGTAACATCTACGGGATTCGAACCCGTGTTAGCATCTTGAAAGAATGCTGTCCTAACCAATTAGACGAAGATGTCAAGTGTCCGTCTTTCCGGACTGTCATTTTCAACCTAATAATGCGAGACAACGTCATTGATTCCTGTGGGTGGTAAGGGTTCGAACCTATAAAGATTATTATTTCTCTTCCTACCGAAGCCACCCGTTTGCCTGTCTTTCCAGGCTGTCAGAATGCTTTGGCCGTTTAGTGTGCTTTATCCCGTCTGTCTTGTCATATCACTATTCTTTCCAAGATGTCACCGGTTGCTTCAGGATACCGGAACCTCACACATAAGCTACTCACATTCTTCAATCGTAGTTTCTAGGGTTGGGAAAATGACAGGATTCGAACCTGTATCACCTCTGCTGCTCTCAAGGTTTAATGCTTCTCACCAGTATTACCGTTATACTACATTTTCCATGTCTCGTTTTTAATTTGCCATACCAGAACGAGAAAACTGACGAATTTTTAAAAAAACCGGCCCTTAAATATGGCGAAAGGACCGGATCACCAAATAATATCTATATGAAAAAAAGTTTGCAATGATTATTTTATTATATTCAAGGCTTAACCATAAAAACAAATAATATGTTTATCAAAGTTCAACTACTGGATTCAAAAGAAATTTTTATTAACATACATCATTTAATTTCTGTTTCACCAAGCAGTAATGGATCTACAATATTAGTTTCAACAGCTCCAAAAACAATGATGTACAAATGTGCAGAAAACCCTGAGTCTATAATTGCTAAAGTAAATAATCGACTTAATAATCAATAAAACAAAAATAAAAGCGCTTATAACTTCTGCTCTGATTGGGAATGCTTTTTAAAAAATAAGACGATCGTTGAAGAAAAATAGAGTCCCTCTCTTAAGCGCTTTTATTTTGATAAAATTTTATTATTTAAATCTCTTGTATTCTGAAGTTCTTCTAGTCGGTCCAGATGATAATAACATTCGGTATATTTTTTTCTGAATCGTTCATTATGCTCTAAATCCTTTACAGAGTTATTTAGATACAAACTGATCATAGGCTGTTTAATTTTTAGGTACTTTGCGATTTCCTTTTGTGTTATTCCAAATCTTTTGTTACAGATGCAAGAAAAGATCATCCTCGCATATACAAAATCTTGTTTTCTACACTTTGACACCAGATCAGTCTCTACAATTCCAACTTCAGAAGAGACAATTTTTTTTACTTTTTTAAGAACGCTGCTCTTGTCACTCATAAATCAATGACTTACATGACAAATATAAGAATTAATTTTCAAATTAGAGTCACAATGACTCTAATTTATTTGATTTTTTCTCAATTATTTCTAAGATGACCTGTGCGGCCTCAATACAAGTCGGTTGTTCTTGTTCTTTAAATTCAAGATTTCCTGATATAGAAGAGGCTGTAAATCGTTTGTCTTGGTGTACTGTAAGGGCATTCCAAGTCTTTTCTTCAATCTCTTTCTGGTAAACTGTGGCAAATGTTTTTCCAGATCTCTCTCTGATTACTTCTTTTTCGTAACCATTATCCAATAGAAATTGGTAAAAATTAAATTTCTTTTCCATGATTATAATTCTTCAAATTCGATTTCAATTCTAGGCACTTTGCCGTAAATCTTCTCACTTTCCACTTTGACAATTACAGCATCATCCGTATAAACAATGCCTGTCATAGCATCCATGGTCCCTTTCATAAGGTTATCAGTCAAATCTGGTCTTGAGGTTTTGTATATTTTTTCTCCCGTTTCAAATTGCTCTTGAATCTTTTTGTTCCAACTTTTTAGGGGAGGAAATACAAATGTCACTTTAGCCTTTATTGCAGTCGTAAATGGGATGAATCCTTTTGGAAGTTGTGATTTAACATCAAAAGCGATATTTCTTTCGTTCTGGATCACTTTAGCCGGTTGATAAGCTTTAGCGAATTGTTTACTGCCAAACTTTTGTACCTTAAACCTTGTTGATTGCTTAGGTTGGGGTGTACCCAATATTTTTAGCGCGATTTTCATTAAGTGCTGGTTTTAAATATGTTCGTGATTTGTTTTGTCTATTTTGCTGGTATAGCCTTTTGAAGGCTCCCATTGCTTCAGCTTTGTTTGAGCTGCTCGATTTCTTTTCTAAGTCTTGAATTTTCGGCTCGGAGCTGGAAACATTCTCTACTTCTACGGTTTTTAATTTCATAGATATTCTCTAAGATTGATTTAATGTAAGTCATATCCCGGCTAATGGTCTTAAGACCTTTGTACCATGACTTCTTTTGATTTTCAAACATGGCTATGACTTCTTTTTCATTAGCCTCATTGCTTCCGGGTGTTAGGACACCCCTAGCTTTAAGCATTGCTTTTTGATCACTCTTATGCAGAAGATCCTCAATTCCAGAAAAAGCGTTCATTAACTTATCTGTAACTATCTGCTGAGTTTCTACATCGTCTTGAGTCACTATATTTTTATCCCATTTGGCAAGCCATCCCTTAAAATGGGAAATCATCATCATCGTCTCCGGTGTTAATGGATTGTGGGATTGGTTGTGTTGGTCTTGTCTCATTTCCAAAGGCTTCTTCTGGTGTGAATCTAAATTGATTAATATTAATAGTTCCTACGGGGCTTCTATCGTAGAACTTTGTACAGCTGGCAAATGCAAACTTTGTAGTTTCATTTTCAATGTAGTCTTCGTAATACCTCCGGCTTTTCCAGTCGAAGTAAATGTCATAGGTCCCCCACTTTGCAATCCCTTCCGGTTTTACTTTCAGGATATGGATGTTGGTTTGATTTTCCTTGACAATTGGCCCTTTCTCTGGATCATCATTTGGCTCTGGACGGTGAACAAGTATCTGCAGCATTGCTTTACGGTTGTTATTCTTTCCTCCGTAGAACTCATCTGCAAGAGCTAAAAGTTTTTTTCTTTTTTGAGTCTTTGGATCGTAAGTCTTCTGGGTTTCAGCAACGTGATTCACCACAATATCAAACCGGTTATTTTCTTCCGCTTCAAGATTGATACGGTTTAGACACCTCAACACCTCGCTAGCTTTCGGTTCAAAGTCATCAATATCGTAGATTGGATCTATCACAAGTGAATCGAATTTAATCCCATAAAACTGCTCAGCTTTTTCCAATTCCTTGTAAATATTTTCTAATGTTTGGTAACTGGAATCTTTCCTGTTTTGCTTGAAAATGTAAAGTTTATCCAGTAGGAAATGTTCAGCCTCATCGGCCTCAACATCTGACATAGCATATGGATTTTTACTTCCATCAGGGCGGATAAGAGAGTATGGTTTCCCTTGCCATAATCCACAAAAATGTGTAAATACCTTTTCAACATCACCAGACTCTGTTGTGAAGAGTGCAACTTTGAAATTGTGTTTTTCAATTAGCTGCATAACCAGTTCATTGGTGAATTGAGATTTACCGTGGTTCGGTTCACCTCCCAACAACAATGTGCATTTTCTTGATCCCATCAGGTAACGACCTTTGTCAAACTGATTCCAGGTATGGAAACCAAAGTGTACTGGTGTTAGCTCCCCTTTCTCCCGGATCTCCCTCATTTTGCGTTGGGTTCTCCCCTGTAAGTCTATGAAGCCCATGGTCCTGATATTTCGTGATTATTAGATTTTACCGGTTCTGTAGTTTTACTTGCTGATGCATCATTCCCGTACTTGTCTAAAGTGTCCGCTCTGGAGAAAAACTCAGGTGTTAGGTACTGACATCCGTTGCTTTGATGATACTCACTTTTTGCAGCATTTTTAATGGCAATCAGAATAGTTTCTTTCTTGTACCCATCTTTCAGCCTTGTTCTGAATTTTTTACGTGTATTTTCATTTATCACTTCAAAACCCCGGCCCGTAACATGGTTTATTGTTTTTAGAAGTTTATCAAAATCAATTCTATCCACTCCACTCTGTTGAGGTGTTTTTCCTGATTCTTGCTTAGGTGGGTTTTTAACTGGTTCTTCAGGAACGAAAGTTTCGCCGGAAGGCGATTCCGCACCTATACTTTCTTTTAATTTACTTTCCTTTACTTTACTTTGTGTACTATTGTCATCATTTATCGAGTTAATGTTTACATTAATCCCATTTTCGTGTTCAGAAACATTTATTAGTAAAATTTCTTTGAACATTTCGATCCTTTTTCGCCTACTTACAGCTTCTAAAAATCTACTTTGAATTCCTGCGGATGTGAGAATGTGAAACTGATTAAACACGGACTCATTAAATAGTCCCCACTTAACCGACCTCTTAACTATTTCATCGACTAAACCAACAGATTCACCTGTCCTTTTAGCAAACAAAAGTTTTTCCTTCTCAGTCCAATCGTAGTAGTATCCTTTATCAGAATAAATCTTGCAAAAAAGTTTGATAACAACGGCAAATCCTTTACTACCAAATTCAGACTCGATGAGCTCCATTTTATCGTCAGCATCAATATTGGTATTAAGCGGGAAATAATCTAATCCTATTTTTACAGGTCTTGCCATTATTTTATTTACTTTTGAAATGGTACATTCGTAAGCTGCCTGCCATTATTGGATATGAAAAACAATCCGTTTGGTGTGAGCTCTATTTTCATTGTTTCTATTTTGCCAAAAAAGTTGATATTACCTCCAAGATCAACTATCCAGGCATTTTCTTTTTTAGGAGAAATTCTCATAGCTCTACCGACTATCTGGTAGTATAAGGCAAGTGACATCGTTGATCTGGCTATTAAAACACATTCTAACTCCGGATAATCGAATCCCGTTGTAAGCACACCCACATTAACTACACATCTTATCTTTCCAGATTTGAATTGAGTGAGAATCCTTTCCCTGTCTTCTTTCCTTGTTTGTCCGGTTAGAACAACAGCCCCAGGAATTCTTTTTGATACAGTCTCAGCCTCTTCAATTAGAGAACAAAAAATCAATAAGTTTTTTCTTTTAGCTAAAAGCCTAATTGCGTATTTTACAATTATTGATGGCATATCAATTACTTGATAATACCTTCTTAAAGATTGCTCTGTGAAGTCAGTTCCAGAACTATTTACCTGTAACATTGATCTATCAACAACATTGAAGGCAAAGTATTCCAGTTTAGATAGATAACCATTATCAAATAATTCAGAATTCTGTACATAATAAAGAACCTCATCAAATATTTTTGGTCTCGTTCTCGTCAGGAACTTAAGTTGGGCTCCATAACTATCACTTGATAATCTGTATGGTGTTGCCGTAAGTCCTAATACCTTAGCCTTGGGGAAAGCCGAAATAAATTTTTGATACATACCTCCTTCAGAATTTACCGAATGGCATTCATCAACAATAATATGTTCAAGACCTTGAAACAAGTGCATCTTATTAATAATACTTCCTATTGTACAGAAAGTGATTGTATCAACTTTCTTCTGTCCTGCTGATGCTGAATAGATTGATGCTCTGTAACCACTACTGATATACTTTGCAAAGTTCTGTTCCAGGATTTCCTTTGAAGGCTGTAAAATGATTGTTTTCCCTTCCAGGGGAGCAAGTATGTTTGCAATTACTACAGATTTACCTGCTCCGGTAGGAAGAATTAAGATTTTATTTTTCTTTGAGTCACTTTTAAAAAAGTCAACTCCAGCGTCAACTGCTTCTTTTTGATAAGGTCTTAAAGTGAACTTTGGTTTGTCAATAGTAAATAGGTTTGGAGCATTCTCTTTTACGATTTCTGCTACTGCCATGCTACTCTACTTTAGCGTTTTCAAAATCATCATCATTATCTGGAGCGTCAAAGTCCATTGAAAGCTGTTCATACTGTGGAGCTGTCTTTCCGTTCATATAGGCTTCTACCTGTTCAATAACAACATCCAGTCTGTCTTTAAGCTCTTGTATGTACAAATAAGTACCATTGTCACCGATCTTAACTTTTGGAGTACTGAATGTAATTGTTCCAATGCTGGTTTCTTTACTTCCGGATAGAATGACTGATTTGTTTTCGTCAGTACCGGTAATTTTGAAGGAAGAAACATTGAATTTCTCAAGGTCCTCATGTTCTTCTAAGTCGTCAATATGAGTTTGATTATTGGCCCAGTGGAAAACACCATCGATATGAGCTAGGAAAACATCAAGCTGCTTAAAAGCCTCAAACATATCATCGTGTACAATATGAACTCCCTTTCTGGCCAATTCATCACCTTTAGTAAGACCATGTAATAATTCATAGGAATAGTTACAAGACATATCTTTTAAAACAGCGGACTTAATTTCAATTTGCTTTTCTTCAGTTGAGAATTCAGACATTGTAGCAAATTTTTCTAATTGATCAGAATTGATTTCGATTACTTTACCCATGATTTGTATTATATTTTAAGAAGTTGTACATCCAGATAGCACCTGTTTTGAAGTCGTCTTTTATCGCTTTAGATGCTGTTTTAAATTCGCTTTCCTGCTTTTCTCCCAGGGTTTCCTTTGCGTGAGCTTCAGCAGCTTTTTCTATGTTGGTTTTTAGTTGATCTTTTTTCATGATACTAGGCTATTTCAGGTCGTTAATCTTTCTATAATACTTCATCAATAGATTTTGATTTTTCCTATTACTTCTGAATTCAAACAATTCTAAAATAAAACCTAGATTTTCTTTATCGATAGGATAAATTTTATATCGTGATTCTAAATAGTCTATTCTATGTAAATCAAATACATTATTTGACTCAATATCTCTTAATAAAAAGCAACCTCCTGTGGATTCTAAATATCGTTGTTCATGTTCTTTGTTTTGATAACTAGCATTTTGATGCACTACTACTATAGGGTCTTTTTTTTCGTTACTTATGTAAACATAGTATTGACCTATTCTTAAGTCTTTGTTATCTAATATTTGCTTAATATTTTTCATGATTTTATTCTAAGTCTTTAATGTTACAAGGGAATCTCAAACCATTATATCTTTCACAGGTTACAGCGTTCCCACTAATACTGATTATTGTTACTTTTTCACCTTTTGATGCCCATGAAGTTTTTCCATATCCGGCATCTTTATTAAGAACCATTTGATCACCTATTTTCATAGTTCAATTTTTAATTGTTCATTAGGCTCCGGAAGTGTTACATTGAAAAATTCAAGAGCAAACTGCCGGATCTTCTGTTTAAATTCAAACTCCCACTCATATGTATTAAGCTCAGTAGAAGATTTAGGAACACGGATAAATGAACCGGTATCCTCGTTAATTTTTTCTTCGTAATTACAGTTAAGCTTAATTATTTCGTGTACATCGTTGGCGTCTCGTATTTCGCCCCAAGTATCTAGTATTGCTCGTTGAAGGATAGGAATCCAAACACCCCAGTAGAAAGCGTTTTCATTATTACTCCTTTTCTTGTATTTCCTTTTGAAAACTATTTTGATATCCTTACCTTCAAATTGCTTGATTGCGTTTCTGATGAGGTCTTTATTTATTCTGAATTGACCTTCTGAAATTCTGGTGTCAATCTCAATGGATTTCATAATTTATTCATCAAAAATTGAGTGATCAAAACCTGGGGACCATTTAGGTTTGTAGATTGTGTTCTGACTTCGGAAGAAATTGTAAGACTTATTGAAAGCTTTTTTCGCTATCATGTGATCAAGACAATCAATCATAAAGTCAACTTTTCTCTTACAGTAGTTTACATATCCTGAATCTATGTTTAGAACTGCATAATTTCCAACTGCATCATAAACAAGATGCTTTACTTCCGGATTAAAGTTTCCATACAGTATTTCAAAGCCTAAGGCATAAATCCCAATTTGGATATCATATCCGAACTTTACTAGATCCCTTTCAAACTTCTCAGGATTACAATCAGAAGCAAATTTCATATCATAAAAGCCGTTCTGGTGATAAGTATCTAGAAAACAGATAAAATTCCAGCCTTTATAATTGAATTCTAGCTTTTTTTGAAAATCTTCAACCAACATAAGCTCATCACATATTTCATCAGCATTTTTAAGGTTCTCTACAATCTTTTTAGCCTTATTATAATCATCAATAGAAATGACTTCCTTGCCTTGAATAAGGGCTATAATGTACTCTTCTAAACCTTCTGTCTTTACTCTTCCAAATCCTTCTGAAATAGCTTCTTTGAATTTGATATTGAAAACCTCTTCTGAGAATGGTTCCAATTTCATTTTATCTAAAACTAAATTCACAAACTCCAATTGCTTGTCTGTTGTAGGAGCATTTGCTACAATTGTAAACTGCTCATGAAACTTATCTTCAGTAAGTAAAAGGCAATCAACAATGCTTCCCAAAGTCATTCCTGCGTTCTTAGTCTTAGGCTCCAACATTGCGTTGATGAAGTTAACAGGACTCGTAAGGTGTTTTAGTTTAGAATAAGAAAGACGGAAATCTCTCTTGATCAATTTATCAATTAAAATATCTCGATCTGATCTATCGTCTGGCTGCTGATAGTCACAATAATTACCTTCAGTTGATATTATGATATTATTTTCCTGATCTTCAATTGCTGTATTTTTCATAGCTCCCATGATTAGAATATGTTTAAGGTTTCAAGATCTTTTTCAACTTCTTTGATATCGAAGTATTTTTTTAATTCTTCTTTGGTGATAGTTTCACCTTTGCCAACTTTTTCTGTCAACTGTTTCCATGCAGCAGAACCTACTTTTAAGAGCTTTAATGCTGACTGCGTATTTTGCTTTGGAGTTGTTTGGGATGGTATTTGATGATTGTCTGAATGAGTATTATCAGTATCATCAATTAAACCTGTAGCAACCATATAAGAATATAGAAGTGTGTTTTTTAGAGCATAAGTAGTCGCTTTCCCAGCTGATTTATCCTGAGTATCAATCCCATGTCCATAACCTTCAATTTCTATTGATTCACCTGACACATGAAATAAAAGATATCTCGTTTTAACCTCAGTAAATACTTGTTGTTTCATTTTTACCACTGGAGGATTATTCCCATACTGATTAGTTTCTTCCCATCTTTCTACAGTAACAGTTGGATTAATTGCGATTGGTAGAATACCAAGTCCATTTTCAACCATTGCTTTTCCTATTGCTTCCTTTACGTCTTTGTCAGAAACACCCTTGTAAGCATTTGAGCCGGTACCCACTGTCGAAGATTTATCAATACCTTTTACAGCTTTCATTACTCCTAAAATTGCTTTGAATAGATTTGCTTTGATTTCCATCTTATCCAGCTTTTTTAAGGTTATTTTTAAAATCAACTACTTCAAGCATTTTTGAACAGTACTGCTCAGCTTTCTCTTTATTATCCGTCCATACAGTATGGGCAAATGCCTTTAACAATTCTTCAGGTTTAAATACATCCATAAACGAGAAGAAAAATGTTGACTCACTATTATTATGGAAATGCACATCTTTGCCTGAAGTATATATCGATTTTGAACCAACACAAAGAATAATATGTTCTTGTACTTCCGGAAGCTGGCTTTGTATGTTGATGCCAACCTCGTATATTTTTTGTCCTATTTTGAAACTTGTATTTTCCATTTTATTGATATTTGAATAAATAGTTTTTAAAGTGATGAAACTGTTCTGTAAACCATTTGAATACTGTCATGCGTTAAATATTTATGGTTAAGTTCTCCGAAAGGAATTTTTCTATGTACTTGATCTCTTTTTCAGTTAAATCAAGTTCTTCATTCTCTCGGCTATCATAGCCGCCCAGGTAATGAACCTTAGTTTTTTTTGCAGATCTTCCAAGATCAGGATGGTAATCAATGATGATTTCGAGGGAAAGATCAAGGCTGATCTTTTCATCATCACATATTGTTACTTCAGCTTCACAATACTTTTTCTCTTCTGTATCAATTTCCGCAACAAGCTTTTGAACCTGTATTTGCTGAATTGGAGAAATAAATGGTACTTTTGTCATAAATTTCTAGTTATTTGCTTGATTTGAAATTTTATTTAGCTGTCTGCGCCAACAGGCAGCTTTCTTTTTCTTGTAACAATTCCAGTACTTTATTACTGTCAAATATTAATTTTTTCCCATTCTGGATAATTGCACCATCAATGTCCCCGGAATTCTTTATTTTTTGAGCATTCGTCTTACCACAGTTTAGAAGAGTGGCCAATCCGCTTAAACCATAAACAAGGTGTTTGTCTGTAAAGTCTTTCTTGGTTGGTTCTTGTGGAATTTTAATAGCATTAAATAGCTCTAATATCTCCCCACCTGTCATAGTAAAAAGTGGCTTACTAAGTATTTCAGATGATATCATACTTTTAATTCTTTTTAAATGTTATTGGATATTTTTTGTTATACTCATCCTCTATTTCAAAATAATTAGAGAGTTTCAAACTATAGGCAGTGAAGAGAATATCATCTGCAGCTTCACGACAAGTTGTTTCTTTCATCGTTGACACAAACATCCTTCCTAAGATTTCTTGATTAACAGGAAAAATCCTTGCATTACTAATTGATTTCATTGATCTTTTCATTTGTTTTATGGTTTTTTAGGTTTTCTAATGATTCTTTTAAAAGTTTCTGATCATTTTGAATGTCTTGTATGGAACCTTTCGAATTGATTAAGGCTTTTTCCATCAGTTTCTCGGTTACTGTTAATCTTTCTTCATTGTTTATGTCCAATTCACATAATCTTAACCTTCTTACTGTATGATATCCTACTCCTGTATCTCTACACACATCAGCAACGTCTAATTCACTGGTGTGACTCATAATACATTTCTTTAATTCTGGTGTCATTTGTATCTGTAAGGCCATAACAATTATTTTTAATTTCAGGGAAAGACACATATCAAAACTTTATTTTTTTATATATCTTTGTCCACATGTTTCTTATGACACAAATGTAATGTGAAATAGTTTCACATACAATAGTTTCTGTGAAATATTTTCACTTTTTACTATAACCATCTGAAAATGAACGAGAAAAAGTTAAAGGACCTACGTAAAAATGCAAAATTAAGTCAGCAACAACTTGCTGACTTGGTGGGTGTTGATAGGAGAAGTATTATTAATTACGAAAAAGGAGAGAATATTCCTGTGCCGGTTGCGAAACTTCTTCACATTCTATTGGAAACAGATTATCTGTTGAAATTGAATTCTAATGATATCAAAGTAATTGAGTTAAAAGAAGAAAATTCTATGGAATCCTTGATTGAAGACATGAGGATAGAATTTACAGAAAAAATTGATGATTTATCGAATCAGCTGAGAGCTTCTAAATTGATTGAGCAAATGTACTTAAAGAGTATTGTTAATCATTTTGATATTAAGCCACGTGAAATTACCGAAGATATTTCTAACGAAAAATTAGAAAGAAAAAAGCAGTAGCCTAATTAGCTACTGCTTTTAATATAGATATGCTTAAATGAAATTTTGGTAGACTAAATTCATCTTCTAAAAATTCAGAAATCTTTTTTCTTTGTGATTTATTAAGAATATCTTCCAATTTTTCAATTAATAAAAAATTGTTACTGAGGTATTCTTTCTTTTGAATTCTATTTAATTCATAAAAATATTCATTTCTATGAATTAGTGATTCAATCATATCAATGTCTTTCTTCATATTGTTTTTTAATATGGTGTATTAGTTTTCTTTTATTATTTCCTCGATTGATCTCTTTATTCTATTTTCTCTAAGTTTTGCAGCCTTCATAAACAGCTTTGTGAAATACATTGTAAATAGCATTACTACAACGATACCAACTAATGCTCCAAAAAACCAAACATCTTCATTAGGAGTATATGATATAAGCGGAAGAAAATAAAACGCAGATGAGTATAAAGATGAAAATAGTACTGGTGCATAACACAAAAGATAAGGCTCCATGTCTTTTGTAAACACAAGAATCGTAGCTTGAAAACATATTGCTAAAGACCACAAAACAGCTGCTAAATTATTATTAGCAGCTTTAATCCATATAGTATTTATATCAGGATAAAAAACTGATATAATATTATTAATAAATGGAAATGTAGCGGAAATTAATACTAGAATACTACCTAATGTTGAAATGGTAGAATATTCAATTTTACTACTTTTTTGGAGGTCGTACATCTCCCGGAGGAATGATCTCTGTGTCATCACTTTCGCCTAAGTCATTAACTGGGTCTGAGCTATTTAAACTTTTAACAATAATTGAATCTTTAACAATATTTGTTTCAGTTTCTCTACCTTCCAGCTTTTTGGGGTTAAACTTGATTTTCTGGTTATTCTTTTTTACTTGTTCGATAGCTTCTTGTTTTACATCTTCATCTCTATCGGTGTTACACGAAATAAGTAAAGATCCAACTGCTAAACTCAAAATAATAATTCTTGTTTTCATTTTATAACTATTTAAATTCGGATGTAAAAATAGCAATAAAAACAACTGATAAACAATCACATTACTTATATTCGATTTGCTAATATATATAATTTATTCATACAACAATGAAATAATTATCAACATTAAGGCTATTCATAAGCAATAAAAATAACTTTTCATTACGGGTTTCCGTAAACCGATAAATTTTAATTTTTCCCTATATTTGTCATATAAAACATATAACCAATGAAACAAATATTAATATTTTCATTCTTTATTATAAGTTCAGCTTTCCACGGCCAAGACTTAAAATTTGAAGAAACTATAATTGTTGATTCTATTGCTTCTAAATCTGAATTATTTAATAGAGCAAGATCTTGGGTGTCACAAAACTTCCACGACAACAATAATAAAATTACGGTTGAGGATTCAAATGTTGGAGAAATTAGCGGTGTTGGATTATATGACTACAGAGCAACCAAAAATTACCTGGGATTTTCATGCGTAGAAGGACCATTGACTTATATGTTTAGTATATTTTTAAAAGACGGCAAATATAAATATGTTTTCCATTCCTTTATCCACAACGGTTCTGGCGGTCCCGGCTGTAGGAGGATAGACTATGGAAACTTAACATTATCAGAAAAAGCACCTGCCAAGGGCAAAATGATAGCTGATGACTATGCATGGTGGGACATTAAGGAAAAGATCAAAGCAAAAATTCAGGAACTGGCATCTCAATTGAAAATAGCGATGGCTAAAAAGCATGAAACAAGTAATAATTGGTAATATGAAATTGAAATTATCTGTTTTTATTATATTCTATTCATTCTTATGTTTTTCTCAGGAATTAAAATATGAGGAAGTTGTTACAGTAGATTCCACAACAAAAGAGGAACTATACAATAGAGCACGTACCTGGGTCAAGCAAACTTTTAATAAGAAAAATAGTTCTATTGATGTTGATGATGAAAGATTGGGTGAAATAAGCGCAAGTGGCATATTAGACTATAGAAAGCAAAAAAGTTATTTTGGATCTGGCTGTGTCGAAGGCCCAATAAGAATTAAATTCAGTATTTTTTTAAAGGATGGAAGATATAAGTATATATTTCATTCATTTGAACACAAGGGATCGGGAGGTTACGGTTGCAGGAAAACTGATTATGGTATAATTACTACAGATGAAAAAGCACCACAACCAAGTTGGGGAAAACCCTCAGATAAAGCGTGGAACGATATTAAAGAAGTACTTAAAGAAAATATAGAGCTAAATGCGTCTGATCTTAAAGAAGCTATGAACAAAAAACACGAATCAAACAATAATTGGTAATGGCATACGAAAAGAAAAAAACTCAAAGAGAAATTGATACTGAGATGATACCTGAAGAGTATGGAGTTATTAAGCGCTTTTATCTTGGGGTTTTCTATGTTATTGCTGCAGAACGAATGCATGGTTTTAGAACTTTCTGTGAGAAACATGGACTTGATACAGGAAACCTTAGCCGTATTATTAAAAACCCAACCATGAAATTTAATCCAAAATACCTTACAATTTTAGTAGTTCATTACGGATTTTCAGCTCATTGGTTAATTACTGGAGAAGGACCTATGATTTTGAAAAAGATAAAAGATGCTTGATTATAAAATAGTTTTCTCAATAAAAAGCAATGTGACTGATACTCTAACTCCATTACGAATTAGAGTATCATATAATGGTGAGAGAACAGAACTATATTCTAAAATAAAAGTTAAGCCTTCAGAGTGGAACAGCGAATTACAAACTATTTCTGTTAAAAACGATAATCGATTAAAAACTAAAACCAAAATTGAAAATATCATAGAAGATATATTCAAAGAATTTGATGTTATTGAAAGACGATATCCAGAACCTTACGAACTAAAGAAAAGTTTTTCAGAAAAGTATAATCCTAAAAATAAAAAAGATAAAAATCCTTTAAAATTTACTGAGCTTATTGATCTTTATATTTCTGAAAACAGAACCTATAAACAGTGGTCAGATCGAACTCTCTTAAAATATAACAAATACAGAAATCATATATTAGGTTTTGATCAAAATCTTGAAGTTAAAGATATAAATGACAAAAAATTAAAAAATCTTGTTGATTATTTTTTAACAGGCCCAATTGATTATCGTAATGGAAAAAAGAAAAGTGCACATAATAACTATACAGTTAAAAGATCAATTCGGGATTATCTTTCAATTTTAAATTGGGGATTTAAAAAACAGCTTTATACAGGAACTAGCCACCAAACATTTGAACAACGTTTTAAGGGTACTGAAGAAAATTTGTCTGAATTGATTTATTTAGAATGGAACGAATTGATCGCTTTATACAATAAAGATTTCTCTAATAACAAAAAATATGATAAAGTGCGTGATGTATTCTGCTTTTGCTGTTTTACATCCCTTCGATATTCAGATGTGGAAAAACTTCGCAGATCTGATATAAAAGATAATCATATAATCGTTTCAACCAAAAAGACTTCAGACCACCTGGTTATAAACCTAAATGATTATTCAAGAACCATTTTAAAAAAATACGAAGACAAAGTTTTTCCCAATGATTGTGCGCTTCCTGTAATGTCAAATCAAAAAGCTAATGAGTACTTAAAAGAAATAGGCGCTAAAATGGAGTTTAATACACCAATAAAAAGGCATTATTATATTGGAAATACTTTCCACGAAGAAGTTAATTTAAAAAAAGATGTACTTTCGACACATGCAGCAAGGCGTACTTTTGTTGTGAATGCACTACGATTGAAAATTCCATCTGAAGTAATTAGAGATTGGACTGGCCACAAAAATGAAAGAGCGATGAACCCGTACAAAAAAATAGTTGATGAATTAAAAGAAAGTGAAATGAGTAAGTTTAATTTCACCCCCGAAAATACCCCCAAAAATATAATATCATGATAATTCACTTTATATCATTTCAAATACAATTCCCTTTCATATAATACTATTTGCATTATTTTAAAATATATTAAAATAATATATTTAGTCCTGATGGGGCTACAATTCGCATTGATTATCAGTAATATACATTATTCACCCCCAATAAAACCCCCAATTATTGAATTTTAGTCTAAAAAGTTATGCCTTTTTATTTTGGAGTTCTTGAATCTTTCCTAATCCAATCAACACCCTCAATAGGATGATCTTTGGTCAGTATCAAATCCGGCTTAATTGGTTTTACCAACACAATCTGTGTTTCCTGCTTTTTCCCAACCTCAATGCCTCTTAAAATTATTTCAAAAGTTACTTGCTCACCTATCTTTAAGAATCCGGTTCT